ATGTTCTCAATGGCGCGGGAGTCGGCCCACCACTCCTTGATGAGCGCGTTGGTCTTCGACGACAAGGAGCCCGCCGACTTGAACGTCTCGACGTAGACGAAGGTCCCGGCTAGAGCGAAGCGAGAATCGCTGAACTCGACGAGGTCACCATCCGGGAACATGATGTAGCACTTCTGCCGGTCCCGGTCCAGAATGACCTCGACCGTGTGCAGCGTCGTGCTGTCAGCGGTGAGGGCGACATCGAAGTTGCCGGATGCCACAGTCTCGACACCCGTGTTGTCGGTGTCGTTCACATCGATGCTCCAGCCGGTGGGGCTGATCGTGAGGTGCATCGGAGAGATCGGCACCTGCCCCTCCGTCTTGGTGGAGATGCTGGTCGCTTGGATCGAGAGCGCCATCAGCCCTCCCCCAACGGTGTAGGGGCTGAAGGCGAAGCGTGCTCCAGTGCGGACCACCGGGCCGCTCAACTGCGCAATGCGATACGAGCCCGCCTGCGCGTTGTTCACCACGAGCGTGGACAGGAAGCCCGAACGTACGTAGGGCGCTGCGTCGGAGTAGAACTGGAAGTTGGTCATCGCCTGTCGAGTGGCTGCCACTGCGGCGGGGGAGCCGTCCGACATCCCGGTGAAGGACTCACGCAACTCAGAACCCTGCGCTGTGAGCGACGAGGAGGCGGTCTTGACGAAGGCCGTGGTGGCGAGCGACGTGTCGTTGGTCGTGCTCGCCTGAGTCGGAGCAGTGGGGGTACCCGTCAGTGCGGGACTCGCCAGCGGTGCGTATGCCTGCGCCTTGACGAACGCCGTGGTGGCGACAGACGTGTCGTTGTCTGCGGTTGACGGCGTCGGGGCTTTGGGGTCACCCGTGAAGGTCGGAGATGCAAGGGGCGCGTACGCCTGCGCCTTGACGAACGCCGTGGTAGCAATCGAGGTGTCGTTGTCTGCGGTTGACGGCGTCGGGGCCTTGGGATCTCCGGTAAAGGTCGGAGAGGCAAGGTTCGCCTTCAGGTCGAGTGCCGTCTGCTGAGCCGTCGAGACAGGCTTGGCGGCATCGCTGGTGTTGTCGACGCTGCCCAGCCCGACCTGAGCCTTCGTCACAGCATGCGGGTTGGCGACGTTCGCCTCGTGGGTGGCGAGGTCAGCGGCAGCGCCGTCAGCGGTGTCCTGCGCCGTGACAGCGGCGGCAGCAGCGCCATCGGCTGTGGTCTGCGCCGTCTCTGCGGCGGCGGCGGCAGCGGCAGCGTCAGCGGTGGAGGCTGCATCGGCGTCGTCGATGTAGTCGTGCAACTGCTGGTCCCAGAAGTCGGGTGCCTTCTGTCCTAGTACGGGCCACGACATGGGGTACTCCTAAGTTTCTGGAAACGTCTCTATGCGACTGCGAGCCCCGACCCCATCGGGACCGGGGCTCGCTTGCCGGTGTTGATCAGGCCGAGGCCAGCGCGAAGGCCCCACAGGACGCCTCGGGCGGGTCGAGGGTGACCAGCGTGTTGCGGTAGTGGGTCATCGTCCGCAGGGGCGTGAACAGCGGGATGGGCGCACCCACCTCGTCGCGGTCCACGTCGTAGGGACCGGAGCCCCAGCCGTTGCCATCGCGGGTCTGCGCACCGGAGATGGTGAACGAGACCGGGCCATTCTCGAACGAGAAGCCGCCGAGACGACCGCCCTTCAGGAACGGCAGGATGGTGTAGCCCCACTTGCGGTTGCCGCTCGGGTCACAGGCCGCGCCTGCGATCCGCGACCAGACCTCCAGCGAGAAGCCGAAGTCGTCGAGGTCGATGCCGGTGTCGGAGTCGAAGCCGACGATGTTGCCCGCCGCGTTGAGGACGACCGGCTGGCCGGTCATGAGGCTGATCAGGTCCGGGTCGACGCCGCACAGGGCGATGTCGGCGGTGAACCCGATGGCCGTGGTGAAGGCGTCATCGACGATGCACAGTTCGTCACCGAAGTTGCGCTCGCGGATGTTGGTGCCCTCGTCGGTCACCTCGTCGACCGTGATCGTCGAGATCCGCTTGGACACGACCGTGGCGGATGCGCCGGGGTCAGGGACGCCACAGCCGTCGAGACGTGTCACTCGGATGACACGGCCCCGGACCTGCGCGTAGCACTCGGTTGTCATGCTCGCTCCTTCTGGGAGTTCTTCTTCGCGGCCCGGTTGCCGGAAGTCTTCTTGGTGCTGCTCTCCTTCTGGAGGACAGCGTCCAGCCGCTCAGTGATGAGGTAGCCGGTGGAGGTCGACAAGATGTCGTCCTGACTGATGCCGAACTCGCGAGCCGTGCCGACCAGCAGCACAGCGGTGTCCTTGCGAGACCCTGCCTTGTTGGCCGGTACGAACACGGAGCGCTTCATCACGACACCGTGTAGATCGCGACGGTCGCCTGCGCGACGAGGCAGTCGACGCCGACCCGGAACATCCGCTCGGCCAGTGCGATCACCGAGTTCTCCGGAATGCCGTTCTGGTCCGAGCCCTCACCCGAGCCGTCACCGGGGTGGACGATCTCCTGACGGGAGAAGCCGGACGACTTCTCGACGTAGACCTCTCCCGTGACGAACAGGTCGTAGACGCCAGCAGCCTTGCCGGGCTGGTCGTCATAGCCCCCACCCGCCGCGATCTTGGAGCCCGCCTTGGTGTAGAAGCGCTCGCCTTCCTTGATGAACAGGCCAGCCCCGAAGCCGGGGGTGAGGGCCGCACGCGGTAGGTGCAGCGTGGGGACACCAGCGTAGTTGGCCGCTGCGTAGCCCTCCAGCGCCGCCACAGCGCCCGCGAGGGTGCTGATGGTCCCAAGGTCCACCGGGGCGTCCCAGATGCCGTCAGCGCCCGGATTCAGCGCGTCATCGCTGCCCGGTCCCACCGAAGCCTCCGCGAAGCGGTTGAGCAGCAGCGCCATCTCGACGCCCTTGGCCTCGTTGCGCTCAAACACCCGCTCCAGTTCGGAGATCTGGTCGCGCTGGTCGAGACCGATGGCCCGGCAGCGCACACCGCCGTGAACGGCGAACTCGAAGCCCGGCACCCACGGAGCGACGTTGAACTCCTTGAACGTCTGCGGAGACGGGTTGGCGCACGTCGGGGTGGGCACGAGGGTGTCGAGGCAGTTATAGGACGGCCACAGTCCCTCGTTGTTGGTCAGGCCCCACGACTCGTCCTCGCCATACTCGACCACCGTGGCGACATCGAGGATCGTCGAAGGCAGACGCTCGGGTGTGGGGCGAGTCACCTCACGTCCCCGGATCATCTGTGCAGTCACGTCCTTCTCCTTGTCTCGTCAGTTCGCCTCTGGTTCGGAAGGGGCCGGTTGCTGGTCACCGTTGAGTGGTTTCCAGAAACCGGCCCCACCGGATCAGAAGGACCCGTCGAACGCCGGAACGTCGAACCCGGTGCAGGTCAGGTCGTTGGCGCCGGTACGACCGGCGACGCAGACCGGAACCTCGATCACGTGGCTACGGTAGCCGCGCTTGATGACCTTGATTCCCTGCTCGTAGAAGACGCCGGTGTACTCGTTCTCCGACAGCGAGGCCGCGTCGTAGATCGTCGACAGGTTGATCACGTCGTCCTGCGCCGTGAGGAACGTGCCGACCGGGTACATGATGCCCCGGATCGTCTCGGGCCAGTCAGCGGTGGGGGTCGCGGCCCCGTAGCGCTGGTCGAAGTCCGACAGGTACTCGACCGCGAGGTTGTGCGCGGCGAAGTGGGCGTTGACCTTCTGGGCCGTGGCGGTGTCGTTGAGCGCGAGGCCCGAGCGACGTGCCATGTCGAACTGGAAGATGACCAGCGCCTCCTGCGGCAACTTCACCTCCATGGTGGCGTTCTCGCCGAGGTTCCACCAGCGCCGCTCCTTGATGGCGACCTGCGTGAACGCCTCCAGCGTGTCGACCATGACGCCACCGAGGGCGTTGGTCGCGTCGACCGCCGTCGACAGGGCGAGGATGTCGCGGATCTTGCGGCGGTTGATCTTGTGGGCGTAGGCCACGTCCGAGACCCGCATGGCGTCCGCGATGAGTTCCGGGAACGTCTTCTGCGTGAGGATCGGGATCTTCCAGCAGTAGCCGTCGAAGTCGAGACGGAACTCGTCGAACTCGGGGCAGACGATCGTCTCGCACTCCTTGATGTAGCCCGCCTCCATCTCGGCCTCGGTGCCGCCGAATCCGAAGGCGTCGATGGCTGCCTCGGTGCCGTAGGCGTCCGCGTCCTGAAGGAGCATCGGACCCTCGGTGAGCATGAGCCCACCACGCGGCGCGTTGATCTCCGGAGTGCTGAGCAGGCCGTCGACCACGAAGTCCGCGATCCAGTTGTAGACGACCTCGGACGGAGCACACCACGCCATGGCCGCAGCCATCGCGGCCTGACCACGCTTGCCCAGCGATGCCTCAACCCGCTCGCGGTGAGCCTTGACGGCCTCACCCACGGTGTCGTACTCGGCGCTGGCGTTCTGCTTGGCCCCGGTGGTGAACTCGTTCTTCACCTCGATGGCGGCGGTCGCCGTCTTGCGCAGGACCGGAGCACCGCCGCTGACCTCACGCTGACGGGAGGCGGTGACGGGGTTGAAGGACGGGAACGAGCGAGCGACCTCCATCGACGCCTTCGCCACATCGCTCATGCCGTTGTCGAGCACCTTGCCGGGCTCGAAGGACTTGGTCGACGCGCTCGCGGTGATGACCACGTTGCTCGCGGCCTTGGCCGGACGCTTCGCAGTGCGGCCCACCTTCTTGGCCGCACTCGGCTTGGGCAGCGCACGACCGGCGCGGATGGAGGCGACGGTCGCGCCGTCGTCACCGTCGTCGGTGCTGACGTCCTCGGCGTCGGCGTCATCAGCCTCGACCTCGGTCTCGACCTCGGCGTCCTCGGCCTCCTCGATCTCCTCGGCCTCAGCCTCGGCGTCCTCCTCCTCGGAGTCCTCGACGCCGTCGTTGATGGGCTCACCGGCGAACTTGGCCTTGGCGGCGGCGAAGCGATCCGCTGCGGCCTGCGCCTCGGTGACGCGGTCCTTCTGCGCCGTCTCGATCTCGTTGAGCGAGAGGGTGATGGCCTCGACCTCGTCGGCGTCGGCGACGGTGGGGGCCTCCTTGGCGAACAGCGCCGTAGCCTCGGTCTTGCCCTCGGTGAGCGCGGCGTCCAGCGCCTCGTCGGAGAGACCGGCGAGCACCGCCTTGCGCTCATCCTCGGTCTTGGCGGCGAACTCCTTGGCGGAGAACTCGTGGATCTTCATGGTGTCCGGTGTCCCTTCGTGACCTTGTTCTGGACTGGTTGAAGTACAGGTTTGTGTTGCTACGGTCGAGGGCACCTAGGCTCACTACAGGAGCGAAGATACCACACGGTTTCTGGAAACCTCCTCACGCAGTGCGCCGCCAGATGTAGACCACGCCGTACGGCTGGAGGTTGGTGTGGGCCTCAGCGGCGGGTGCCGCAGCGACCGCATCGACCGTGAGTCCCGTGGCCGCGACCGAGGTCTCCTCGGTGCTGGGGACCGTCACGCCGTAGGAGAACCCGATGTCGCTGAAGAACGTGGATGCCTCAGCGCCGGGGTTGGCGTGCTTGTGTCCGGGGTCGGTAACATCGTGGTCGTGTGCGGGCAGACCCGACTGGGCGGCGGTGAGGGTGACTTCCTTGACACCACCCGTCTCCCCGATGGTGTCGAACTCGGTCTGTCCGGCGTCAAAGCCCACCAGCACGAGTCCTTCTCCGTACGCCTCCCACGTGCCCCCGATGTAGGTCGAGGGGTTGGCCGCGTTGGTCGTGTACTTGATGTCGCCCACAGGGTGGGCCGCGAGCAGGACGGCCTTGACGAACTCGGTGGTCGCCAGCCGGGTGCTGTCATTGGACAGCAGGGGCGTGGGAGCACTCGGGGTGCCTGTGAATGTCGGGGACGCCAGCGGTGCTGCGTCGGACACGTCAGCGACTTCGAGCGTGACCACACCCGTCTTGCCTGCGACCGAGTCGACGCCACCCTTGTAGGGCAACGCGGTCCACGCGGTGATGCCGTCGCCCAACTTCCACTTGCCGGTGTCAGTCTCGTGACCAGCCTCGCCCTCCATGAGCACCGGGTCGACCGATGTCCATGTGGCAGCCTCGTCACGTCGCTGCAAGATGTGGGTCATGCTCGTCCTCCTTCAATGATCCACGCGCTTGTGATCGCACCGCCACCATCGACGATCGTTGGCGCGTCCGGGTCGGGCATGGGGTTGGCGGCGGTGCCATTGTCCAGCACCGCTGGGGTGAACTCTTGCACACCGCACACCTCGGCGGGAGGAGTCGCGGGGGTCATGAACATGCGCCATGAGGTGTTTCTGGAAACCAGACTGGTCAGCCGCTCGAACGGTCCTTCGAGATCGTACGGCCCTACATCCCACAGTGGGGAGCGCCGGGTCTGGGCACCGCGCAAGTTGAACGACACCAGCCCATTCGTGAACCGGAACCCGCTGATGCGACCACCTCGCAGGGAGGGGAACAGCGTGTAGCCCCACATGGGCGAGCCGTCCACACAGCGCTGCCCGCCCAACTTGGACCAGACCTCCAGTGCGAACGATGTGGCCGTGAGTCGCGTACCGACCTCGAAGCCGACGACCTGACCTTCAGCCCCGCCGAAGAACATCATCCCGAACTCGCCCTCACCAAAACCGAGAGCATCGGGATCGGGACGGTAGATCAGTTCGACGCCAGCCACCAGACTGAGCACACCGGGGTCGACTCGGATGAAGTCCACGTCGACCGTGTTGCGAATCGTCTTCGCAGGCTTGGTGAGCCGCAGGCGCTTCGCACCCTCGGGGCTCTTGATCGTCTCGTTCTTCGCTGAGTCGACAACCTCGTTGATCGTCACCTTCACGACTGACTTGGAAGTGGCGTAGCGCACAGTCTCACCGACAGCGCCCCTGTTGTCGAGTTCCGTGACGCGAAGACCCGATCCCCGTACCGGCTCGAAGCACTCCACGTTGCGCGGGGGGTAGGCGGTGGTCGAGACCACGAGAGGTTCCGACCACTCGCTCTCCCCGGTGGAGGCCAGCGTCCGAGCCCGAACGGTGTAATCGCTCTCAGGCGCAAGCCCGGTGCGCTCAGCGGTGGTGGACAGACCGAGTGGGATCGGCTCGGAGGCGTCCAGTTCGTACTCGTACCCGGTGGGGATCGCACCGTCCTCGGGCGGCGAGAACGAGAAGGCCACCGACGAGGGGGTGGCCTCGGTCTGTACCAGTTCCGTGGGCGGGTTGGGAGGAGCCGGTGCATCCTCGGTGGTGGCGTCGACATAGGTCGCCGGACCGGGACCAGCCGAACCTGTTGCGATTGCCCGGATTCCGATGGAATACGTGGTGCTCGGAGACAACCCCGTGATCGTCGCGTTGACGACGTTGCCAATGGTGACCCACGCACCGCCGTCGATGTTGCGCTGGTACGAGGTGGGCGGAGTGCCTGATCCCGGCGCAGTGTAGGCGACTGTCACAGAGTCGAGCGTCTGCCCGATCTGCGTGAGGCCCGTCACCGCCAGAGGGGCAGCCGGGACACCCATGACGATCTGCGAGGCGAGCATCATCCCCGACAGCGGGGAGCCGTAGTCGACCCTGTGAGCGGCGGGGCCGACAGCGGTGGGGATGCGGTAGGCCGAGTCGGAGTTGCTGCTGCTGCCGTTCTCAACCCAACCTGTTGCGGGTGATACGGCGGTGGGGCCAACAATGGGCTGCTGCGCGCAGCGTCCGTGTGCGAGTGCGATCTGAAACAGTTCGGCGTTCTGAGTGGGACCAGCGAGGGCGACGACTGGATCACCCTGCGTGTCATCGAGATCAAGAACACTGTATCCAGCAGGGAGCCCGCGAATGATCCACGCAGTGGCGGATGGAGTCGGAGTGCCGAAGTCGAAGGTCGCGGTGACGTTGCCGGATGCGTTGCAATCAGTGCTGATCCACCACGAAGACCGTGTACCAGCCGGGTTGGACAGCGCAGTCCACGTACCACCAAGACCGGCGACACTGAGTACGGCGCGGGGAGCCGCAGCGCGGGCAGAGAAAACGTGGTAGATCACCACATCGCCTACTGCCGGTACTGAGCCGATAGAGACCAGAGCGCTGCCGGTGCTGCTGACCCCAACCTCCGGGACGGTGATCGTCACCTCAGCCTCCGAGCGAGACGGTCACATATGAACCGCCCTTGCGCATGACCTTCGCCTTCGCCTCGATCTCGGTGCTGTACGTGAACGTCGTGGTGCCGTCCGTGCTCGTCCACACGTACTGTCGCCTGTTGCGCTTGCTGCATGCGCATGCCATGTCAGGCACCTTCCTTGGCTGTCCACGCGGCGCGAAGGGCCGAGAAGCGAGCCTCGGCCTCAGCCTCCTCGTGGGCACGCTTGAAGGCAGCGATGCGCTCAGCCGGTGTGGGCTCGCACCCGCTCAGGTTGTGCGCCGATGCCACCAGCGCCAGTACCTCGCCGTTCTCATCGAACTCAGCGCTCGACTTGACCGCGAAACCGGGAGTGTTGACACACTGGAGCGCACGCATGGATCCGTACTTCCACTCACCGCTGACCTGACCTGTGGCCTCAATGAGGGTGAGGTCTGCGTCCGTCACACCAGGCAGCACGACGCCTGCGAACCAGACGCCGTTCTCGTCGTAGCCCAGACGCACCGCCGCCCACGCGCAGGCCACGTTGTCGTAGTGCGACTGCTCGGCGGTCTCTGTGAGGATCTGCTCGGCCTGCCGGTGTTCGACCTTGTAGGCGATGACACCCGTGCGGATGATTCCCTCGGAGGTGCGGGTGTAGCCAAGGTGGAAGTCGGAGAAGTCGTCGTCCTCGGGGATCTCGACACACTCGCCGTCGATTCCGAGGTGGCACACACCGAACTCCCCGGCGTAGCCCCACGTCTGACGGAAGCCGTTCTCATCGGGCTCATCAGCGATGTAGAGCGAGCCCGAGCCCTCCTGCTTCTCGAAGTAGTGCAGCGGAGGACGGACCTTCTTGCCCGCAGCACTGGCGACCAGCACCGTCTCCCAGCCGTCGTTGATGTCGTCCTTGACCTCGATGCCTCGCGACGCAGCGGCGTGGCGAGCAGCGCGACGACGGTTCTCCGGGGTGTCGGGCGCATTGCCCGGCTTGCCGAGTTCACCGGGCCAGTAGCCGAGCGCATCGTAGTGCCACTGGGCGATAATCTGGTTGAGGTACTTCATGTCCTCGGGGGAGTTGGCGGCGATCTTGGCACCGATCAACTTCTTGGCGCGGGTGAAGTCGCCGGGCGTGCCCCAGCCAATCTTCGCGTATCCCTCCTGACCCTTCTTGGTCCAGTAGTCGTGGATACGCTTGGTCTCCTTCGGGTTGGTCACCCAGCCCGGACCTCGGTCGAACGTCACGAGATCACCCGATGCCTGCATGGAGGCGGTCAGCACCGCATCGCTGGGCATGTCGGGGTGAGGACCGAAGGCGACGTACGCCTCACAGAACGCAGGGATGGCGACAGCGGTGAGACCGGATGCTCGCACCGCGTCGAACCACAAGACACCCGATGCCTTGGTCTTGGCCGTGTCAATGGCACCGTTGTCGCCGTCGACACTGACGCCGAACTGACCGAAGAACGCGAGCAGGCCAGCGAACTCGCCTGCCTCCTCGGTGGGCATGAGCATGCCCTCGTAGTGGATGAGGCCGTCCTTGCGCATCATGCGCGTCAGGCCCCCGGTGACCACAGAGCCGTCGTGCGCCCCGATGGCCGACTTCTGCCACGAGAAGGGAAGAATGCCGGGGCGAGCCGTCATCGAGCCCGCGTTGAAGCCACGACCGTCTCCGGTCTCGACATCTTCGGGGGCGAGCACGCCGTGGATCGGGACGCCGCCCATCGCGAGGTCAGCCCACGACAGGTCGGGCTCAGTGAGGCGCGAAGGGTCAGCGACCTCGTGCGATCCACCCTCGTCACAACCGATAGATCCGTCCGGTGCCTGCCATTCCTCCTCCGTAGACTCCCACGTCAGGACCATGCCGCACTTGGTGCAGGGCTGAGTCTCCATCTTGTCCTCGTTTCCAGAAACGTCCAGCAGAGTCCAGTCGAAAGTCTCCATCTCCGGTCGAAGATTGAGTTGGTGCTCCTCGCCCGGCGTCACCCATGCTACGGCCTGCACCTCATCGTTGGGGACGAAGCCTGAGAGGTCGAACGCCGTGTCCACGGTGTAGACGAAGCCCTGATAGTTGTCCTCGGGACCGGCTCGCCAGCCGTTCACGACCATTCCGACCGGTAGCGGGAGGCAGACCTCCTCGCCGTACTCCCTGATCGCCGCAGCCAGCGGCTCCTCGTCCCCATCGAGGCTCCCACCGGGGAACTCCCACGTCTCGGCCACCTCGGGGTCGTCGGTGGGGTCCACTGCGCGCTGTGCGAGGAGGACTCGGCCCGTATCGAGCGCCACGATGGCGAGTCCGGCGTGGGTCACACCCTCGTAGCCCCCCGCGAAGTCCCGAGCACGGCTCTCGTTGTAGGTATTGGCCACGGTTTCCAGAAACTCACCCATCAGAACTCCTCCAGTACCGCGATGAGACCTTCTCGGTCGTATCCGATGCCATCTCGGTACAGAGATGCGCAGAATCGGGCCAGCGCGCCCCCGATTCGAGCCTGTTCGATGGCAGAGCGGTCACTGAGCACGGTCGGGAGCAGCGAGAAGTCGAAGTCGCCGCCCTCATAGGGGTGCGAGGGGGCCAAGGACAGGTGTGCGAGGTGCGCAGGAGTGCTCCGATCCCGGTCACGACCCCTCTTGCCGTCGTTCAGCAGCCGATTCCCGGCCTTCTCCAGTGCACGGAGCACCAGAACCTCACATCCGGCGTGCAGAGCCCCGAATGGAGCAGGAGAGTGGTCGTGCTGCTCTCGTGGAGGCCCTTCATAGGGGTGATCGTCGAGGTTTCGGGGCTCGTTTCGCCCCGGCTTGCCCGGTGCGGGCAGTGCGGGGGTGGCAGAGGGGGCCGGTGCGGCTACGGGGAGCACGATCCCGAGCATGGCGATGGCTGCCTGTACCTGCTCGGGGGTGGCTGAGCCTCCCGCCAACTTGGTCAGCATCCACCGACGCCACTCAGCGTCGTCCATCTGGTCGTGCTCAGGGTCGAAGCCGTTCTCGCGAAGCATCACCTCGCCCTTCAACTGACCCCGGTCGTAGAGTTCGATGGCTTCCTTGGACCGGTCTTGGCGCAGACGCAGGGTCGCGGTGTCGTAGGCGACCATCTTGGTCGTGCGCAGCACCACGCGGCGCACCACAGCGGTCGTGAGGATCGCAACCAACTCATCGAGCGCGGGCTCGATGTGGTTGGCGATGGTCTGCTCCTCGTTAGCCCACACACCCCAGTGGTTGACCGAGCCCGCCGACCCACCCGAGCCACCTACGGCGAGGCCCGAAGCGCCGAGCACCTGCTCAGGCGGCAGATCCCAGCCAAGTGCGAACCGGCGCACGGCTGCATCGCGCAGCGTCATGGCCTTGTCGTCGATCTCGGACCAGAACTTGATCAGTTTGTTCTGGTCGATGTTCGCCAGCGCAGCATCATCGCTCATCACGACGGTGGGGAAGGCGACCTCGTCGCCATCAAGCATCTGCATCGAGGACGCGGCGAGGCTCACCATGAACTGCTCGGCCTCGTTCATGGCGTCGATGGCCTCTTGTCCGCCCTCGACGGCCTCGACCGGGGGTGGGGCGAAGGTGAGGTTGTTGGGCAAGAACCACACGCCTGCGCTCATCAGGCGCGAGCGGACCTGAGTGAAGATGTGACTCGTCAGGAACTCGATCTCACGGAGCGTGGTCTCCATCGAGCGCATCGGGCTCCACGCCTCACGACGCTTGCCGGGGTCCGGGTTCCACAGCCGGATGACCGGGTCATCAGCGGCGAGTGCGATGTACTCGTCGTTGTCGTGGCGTACCTCCCACGTGTCCCCGGTACCTCGGCGCAAGTCGGTGACCGAGACAATCTCCCATAGCGGCTCGGGGTTGGTGGGGTCCACGTCGGTCTCGGTGCGGGTGCGAGCGATGAGGTAGCACTCACCAGCGATGCACCAGTGCGTCATGAAGTCGCGGATCAACTTCTTGCGCTCGCGCACGGTGGGGGCGAGTTCGGCCAACACCTCGACCTCGGGGCCGACATCGACCCACACGGCCTTGCGGCCTAGTGCGGTGCCCTCGGAGATGCCGATCTCGGCACGGGCGGCGATGTGGGCGAACAGCATCACCGCGTAGCGAGCCTCGCCACAAATGTTGACGTGGCGGTACATCTCGATCTGCCAGCGCTGGGCGATCTGCGTACGGTCGGTGCGCCGGTCCTTGGGTCGCTTCTGCGAGTACAGCGCTGCGGCTGTCTTGATGGAGGCCAGATCGTTTCCAGAAACCGATGACACTGCGCGCCCTGAGACCTGCTCAGCGGCGACAGCGCGAGCGGGGAGCCGCGAGGGGGTGGCGACCATCAGTCCTCATCCTCGCTGTCGTCACCGTCGTTGGCAATGTAGGTGGCGGCGAGGTAGGACATGGCGAGGATGCCGTTGAGGATCCACCACGACGCGAAGGGCGCATCGGCTGTCTCGCCGCGAACCGGTGCTGCATATACGTCGGCGTACAGTCCTGCGATCACGATCAGCGCCGTGACCCAGAACGACATGCAGTACCCGCACAGGGCCAGCAGGCCCCAGCCCGATCCGTCGGTGGCGTCGAGGTACTTGTCTCGGACCCACTGCACCGGGGGGAACTTGTCGTAGACAGCGAGGCGGGTGAGCCGGGCTGTGCTGAGGATGGTGGTGGCGATGACCGCCACCCAGTAGAACTCCGTGCTCACTTGCTGCTCCCTCGGCTCGCTGGCTCCACGGCACAGCCTCCTTGGCTCGACAGGTCAGAGCACAGGATAGCCGATGCCCTGTCGTTCCCGTGCGCCGAGTAGGGCACGAAGGCCAGATTGCCGTCACGGTCGTCCATGGCCTCGTGGATCGCATCCCAGTCCCGCTCGGCCTTGTCGATGGATGTGATGGCGTCGCGCCTCGCCCCTAGCGAGGCCAGCACTTCTCCGGGTCGAGCCATGTCCTCGCAGTGCCACAGGGCCGCTGCGCCCTGACCCTTGCGGGTGGCGTAGGAGATGGGGGTGACGAAGGGGGCTGTGGTGAACCCGTGCTGGTGGATGCGCCGGGAGAACTCAGCGTGCTCGTGTGCGTTGCGCATGCGCTCGTCGAATCCACCGACCTTCTCGATCACGGAGCGGTGGGCATACAACATGCAGCCTCGGGGCCAGTTCCACAGAGCAACGGGAGACGATTCATGGTGAAAGACCAGCCGCGACTTGCCCCAACACACCATCGAGTGCCCCACGCCCTGATCCGTCATCAAGCCGGTGTGCTTGTCGAGGGAGGCTGAGTACAGCGGCCACGTGTCGTCATCGCACAGGAACAGGTGCTCGGCCTTGGTGTTGTCCATCATGAGTTCGAGGCCCGTGTTCTTGTTCACGGCCACGCCCAGCCTGCGAGTACCCATCATCTGCTCGGCCCGATACGTCTTGCCCGAGCGTCGGGCGCTGAGGATGGGCAGAGGCCGACCGACCTGAAACACGCTGCCGGTGATCTCGTTGACCCATGCGGCGACCTGCCGGGCGTTCTCATTCGTCCCGTCCACAGTCACGAACAGTGAGTCGCCCGGACCGAGGGCCGCGTCCCACATGCGTACGGAGGTTTCCAGAAACCCCAAGCGGTGCTGATGGCCGGTGGTGGAGATCGCTACCGCCCTGCGTCCAGTCATCAGGTCTGCTCCTCGATCTCGCGCTTGGTGATGCGATCCTCGACACGGCGCTGGCCCTTGCGGTTGAGACGCCGGTCCGTCTTGCGGAAGTGACCGTAGGTCTTCCAGTGCCACCAATAGGGCTTGGGTCGTGTCTTGCTCATCGCCCGAACCTCAACGTGATCCAGATCAGGAACAGCAGAATGGTCTGCACCGCCTCGAAGTAGAACTCAGTGTTGTTCATGCCGTGTACGGTAACACACCGTGTTGGCTACAGGCTGGGCACCTGTGTGCGAGAGCGTGGCTTGGACCTCGTGGCGACAGTGAAGGCGCGCTGCCTGCGACCCTTCGGGCCGGGGATCACCACGGGGCGGTTTCTGGAAACACCCGGTCGCGGCGAGGTGGGGCTGCGCTTCAACTTGGCGTAAACACTGGAGCCCGACGCCATGGCCGTTGAGTGCTTGACCTTGGTCTCCAAGGTACGGATCGCCCACACGAGAGCGTCGATGTCGTTGGGGGACGGCATCCGTCCACCGCGAGACTTCGGCACCCACGTGACCTGCTGCTTCTCCAGATCGGCCAGATCCCCGTAGGCACCCGGTGAGGTGACATGGGTGACGCGGCCCTGCTCATACTTGCCCACCACGGGCTCAGCGCGGGTCTCCTTGCCGACGACGGCGTGGGTGACCTCGACAAGATCGGCCATGTTCTCGCCCCAGTCGTTGATCGCGTCCTCGGGGTACAACTTCGCGTGATCGAGGAGCACCTGCTTGACCATGTCACCACCGAAGTTCTTCTCGGCAACGATGCGACGGGCGTGGGTGTGGTTGGCGACCTTGAACACGGCACGAGCCCACTCGGTGGGTGTGCCCTTCAAGGTGGCCCGTGCGATGACATCGAAGGTGGATGCGTGCAGCGGCTTGCCGTCGTCATCGGTGTGGCGGGCTCCTGCGGCGATGATGCCGGTGGCGTCCGATCGCTTGCCCTTCGAGCCTGCCGGGTCGACACCCACCGCCACGTCGTCGTAGGACTCGACGAGGTCGGCGAAGGCTTCAGCGTCGACTCGGGTGTGGTTGAACATGTCATCATTCCACAGCGCGCCCTCGACATCGCGCAGCACCTCGCCGTGCAACTCCTGCCTACCCATCCGGGTGCCCTCGTACTCCTTTTCGAGGTCCTTCACGAAGTCAGGGTCAAGGTTGGCGCGGTTGGCGTAGGTGGAGACCCGACGCACGATCACGTCTGGGTCGTCCTCCATCTTCATGACCCACGGCGTCCCCGTAGGGGTAGATGTAATCAAGAAGTGGATGGGGTTGCCATCCTTGCGGACACGGGTGGCGAGTTTGAGGTTCATCCACGCCGTCTCGATCTCGTCCATGAACGCGGCCTCGTCCACCCATGCATACGACAGGTTGACGGACCGGATGTTCTCGGGCTTCTCAGCGGAGAACAGGTAGGTGATCGCACCGTTGGGCCACTCCAAGATGTCCTTGGACGCCCAGTGCACGGGTACGAAGTCCGGGTGGGCGTGGGCGATGATCTCAGCCACGTGGGTGTTGACCAACTCAGTGCCGCGACGACCGAGGATGGCACCATCCAGCCCCTTGCGAGCACACAGGGTGACGAACTCGACACCAGTACGGGTCTTGCCCGAGCCTCGCCCGGACATGATGAACAAGATCCAGCGCTTCTGCCACTCGGGGAGCCTCTGGTCCTCGCGAGCGTGATTGTGTGCCCAGTTGGGATCGAGGATCGGCCTGCCCACGACCTCGTGGGAGGAGTCCTGCGGCACGTCGTCATCGGTGACGTACCACTCTCCGTCTGTGTCCTCAAACACGATCGGCCCGAGCGGCTGTCCGATGGGACCAACAGCGTCCGAGGCGTTGACGAAGGTGTTGACCTCGTCGCCATCGGTGTCGGTGGTCGTCGCCCAGTGCGGCATGCCGTCACAGTCGGGAATCGCGCACCAGAACGGCTTCCACCCGCTCTGCTCCAGCGCGAGCAGGCGCTCTGCGATCTCCCGCTTCTGCGACTCAGGGAGCGCGTTGAAGTCGGGCAGGGCTGTGCTAGTCACTGGGCCTTCACCGCACTCGGATCTCGGGCTAGCACCTCGGCGTGCTCGTCACGGCGCAGCGGGTTGGTCTTGGTCCACTCGGTGACCGCGTCCCAGCAGTGCGCCTCTGGGCCGCACGCGATGAGTTCGAGGTGGGGATCCTCGCCCCGCAGCAGCGGGTCGGGGTGGTCGTTGTCGAAGTCCCCTCCGAACACGATCACCCCGTAGTGCGTGTTGGTCTCGAACCGGTAGGCAGCGCTATTCACTGCCGGGCTCATCTGGAAAAGTCAGGGTGTCGGGATGCATGAACACCTCACCCAGCCGGGCTCCGGTGAGCACACCGAGTGTCTTCTGCCCCTGCTCACGAGGCAGGAGGAACGGACACTCACCGGCTACGTGCACAGTGCTCCCGCACTCGGGACATTCAGAGCGTGTCGTCATCGTCGTCCTCCTCTACCATGTTTCCAGAAACCGCCAACTCACGCACTGCGTCCTCGTGAGCGGCGTGGACCACTGTACCCGGCACGGTGTCGAAGATCGAGGAGTCGTAGCCCATGCCCGCCTGCTGGGCCAGAGCGTTCACCAGCGCGTTGACGGACTCAGGAGCCGACTCGATCTTGACCTCCTTCTGCACCGGAGCATCGGCTCCGTGCAGGCGACCGAGGCGTTCCAAGATTCGCACGGCGGCGGTCTGAGCGTCGAACTGGTCCTTGTGCTTGGAGTCGGATGCTGCATCCCACACCGACTCCAGCAGCAGCGAGTACCGCTCGGAGATGTAGTTGCGCACGAAGGTGCGAAGCGCTGGCTGGTTGCGGACGAAGCGCGCAGACTCGGCGTTCATCATCGCCTCGACCTCAGCGCCGGTTGCCCCGATGGCAGCACCGATGGAGTCGAAGGTGTGGCCTGCGATGATCAGGTTGGCGATCTGCGCCAACTGTGCCGCCCGCTGGGCCGTTAGCGCATTCTCTGCGTCCTTCTGAGCCTGCTTCTCAGCAGCGCGTGCGGCAGCCTGAGCGGCTGCTCGCTGCTTGGGGGTACGCACCAGAGGCCGTGCTGCTCCCTTGCCGGGGTGAACGGGCAGGTTGTCGAGCAGGTCGTCCAGTTCGTCTGTCTCGTCTGTCTCGTCAGGTCGTGTGGTCGTCATCGCAGGTCTCATCCCCACAGTGCGGCTCGTACTCGGGCGGGTCGTGGTCAGGACAGGGCCGGGGCCAGTTGCACAGGGTGAGCCCGGTCCACCTGTGAAGGATACCGAACGTCGTCAGGTACCAGCAGTCGGGCTTGGGGTGGCGGTAGGCGTTACGACAGCGCACATCACGTCCACCGCCGTCCGTGCACGAGCCGTACGGGTAGGGACTGAGGTCCACGCGGGCGTAGTCGGTCGTGTGCGCCAGCGGCCTGCGAATGAGCCTGACCCACCACACGTCGAAGGACTTGATGTGGGTGACTCTGTGCTTGTGGCCCCTCGTCACGGCTGGGCCTCTGCGACCTTGCGCATGAGGTCGGCTGCCTCGTTCGCTCTCAGGCGGCGCGAGCCGGTCCATGACACGCACGTCATACCTGCGCCGAAGTCGATGTGGGCCTCGGTCGTCTCACGCAGGTTGAGGCCCAGCGCGTCACACAGCACCTGCTTCTGCGCACGAGACAGAGATCGCTCACTCACAGCATCGGGGCTGTACGGGTCTGGGATCAGACTCTCGCTCATGACGCAGTTCCTCTCTGCTTCTTCGCCCGCTTCCGCTCAGCAGCGTTCACCCGGTCCACGCACTGCCTCACGGCAGCACTGCGGTCCTTCGCGTTCATCCGACCCTGCAACCACAGCAGGTCGGCCATCTCGTCGTCGGTGAACCGCACCGTGACGAAGTTCGTCTTCGGGTCGTTCGTCGTCGGCCACGCCATGATGCAGCCCCTCCCTCTAGTCTCGATGCTGTGTACGGTAACACATCGTGTTGAACGAAAGTGTGCTGGTGTTGCGGCGATGTACCCAATATGTGGGTTGACTACGTACGCGCACGCGAGGATAGTGAGTGATATGACTACCGGACTGTTCTCCTTTCAGGACACCGTCCACAACCACCTGAGCATCGGGTTCGTGGACGGGTGCCTTGCTTGCGCTGCCGTCAAGTGCGACCTCGCACTGAGCGCTGCGGCCTACCACGCGAGCCACCGCTGCACCCCCGATGAGGCCGTGGTTCTCAACTTCCCTGCCCAGCGCACTGAGTCGGCGGTTTCTGGAAACCACCGAGTCGGGTTGATTCAGACAGCCTGACCTAGACGCACAAACAGCCCGTCCCTTGCTTCCTCGGGGACGGGCTGTTTGCTGTGCTGGCCCCTGCCCAACTCATTGCCTTCGGGCTGCCGCCATACGCGCAGCCATTAGGCAGGGACCAGCCAACCTACTCAGGTTCGGGTTTGAGCCGCGCCACATGACTGGCGAGTCTTGACGTGTTGCCACACCCGGAGTCCCGGCGTCACTCGGTCCCTTTCGGTACCCATAGTGTATCACGCTGTGTTAGCCAATACTGTGTTACAACTTGTTTCCAGAAACGGTACCAGTGCAGCCATCCGGGGTTCGTTATTCCTGTGTTCTCAGATCAGGGCGTGCGCAGGTGGACGGGGGTGTCCAGAGGTGGCAGAGTCCTCCTTGTCGGGCCAACCGGTCTGGCACCGGTTCACGAGAGGAGTCCGACCCGCCCCGCGCAACGGGGCCACCCTCAGGCGGGAGGGGCGTCAATGCGCCCGTCTTGAGTGGGACCAGCGACGCTGCGGCGTGCGCTCAAACTTCACAGCGAACCAACGGGCCACGAGTGACAGGTCTGAGGTAGGTGCCAGAGGCACCCGGCAACCGGCGCAATCGACATGAGCCGGAGGTGAGATACCGCCACCAGAGCGCGGTAAGTGTCCTCAGGAGGGACGCGAGGGAACGGCCCGAAACCTGTAGGCCCGTGAGGGAGTCAGGAGAACAGAGGGCAAGCGATACCCCACACGACAGTGTGCGGGTCGCTGTGGCCGATGCTAGGCACTAGCACCGACCACAGTGATTCACACCATCCAACACACATCAGGAGTCACCATGTCTGAGAACACGATCACCCTCGACGCCGACAACAGCACGGTCAAGGCCGTCGTCAACCAGATCAAGTCCGACCTGCGAGGCGGGTCCAAGTACGGCGCATATGTCGCCGAGTTCGGCGTCACCCACGACACGGTCAAGGTCCACGCCGCCGCGCTCGCCGCGCTCGTGACGCCGGTCACGGCGCAGGTCAAGGAAGGCACCCGCACCCGGTACGGCAACGCGGTCCAGGCTGCCGGGAACGGTCTGCGCTCCGCTCTCGGCAAGAAGGAGGGCTCGACCGACACCGACTGGATTCGTCTGGTCCGGCAGGCCGCTGAGAACGCTCACAACAAGGGGAGCAAGTCCATCGACGAGATCATGGCTGCCGTCAAGGACGCCCTGTCCAGCGACGACGAGGACAGCGCCACGCTGACCGCCGTCGCCTGACCTGTGACACGTGAGCAGGGTCGGGAGCGGATGCTATTGCCTAGCATCCGCTCCCTGTCACCGCGACGTTTCCAGAAACCACCAACCAGAGGAGAGCACCATGTCCAAGCACGCTGCCACCGATCGCGACGAGTCGCGGTTCTACACTGAAGCCACCTGCGACACGGTTCGCACCGGTCGCGCCAACTGCGGGTACGCCTGTCCGCGTCACCAGCCGGTCGACTACTCGGAGAACTACGCCCGGCACGCGACCGACAGCATCGGTCCGTCGTCGCTCTGGTCAGACCCCGTGGCTCGCGAGGCGTTCGCTGTCCAGACCACTGCCGAGCGCTTCCACAACTGGGGTGTGACCCGATGAAGCGCTCGCAAGCCAACCGGGCGGTGATCGCTGCCCGTGCCAAGGCACCCACCTCGAACGACGTGCCGATGCTACGCACTAGCATCCACACCACCGGCACCGGTCCGGTCCGGCGCTCACGTGCCGTCCGTCTCACTGCGACACAGCGCAACTCTCAGGGCGCTCGCTCGGAATGGTCGATGTCGCAGAACTACTGGACTGTGTCCGCTTGGGACAAGACAGTCAGCACAGCATGAGCGTGAGTGTGGGCGTCGTGCCAAACCACCTCGGCAGTGACAGCGCGGCGTATCCACATGCTCCCCTGCATCGAGGGGAGAGCGTTTCTGGAAACTGGGCGACTGGCAACCTGCCCGGCCACCCCACTCCGACTCGACTCTACGTCTGGCGCAGGAATGATCCGTCAATAGAGAGGGCCCGCCTCGTTTTAGACAGGTTGGCCGAATGGGGACCCTGCCACTGTGGCCGCTGCTGAGAACTCTCGGCTCGCTCGCTCCTCGCTGCGCTGCTCACTGAGCCGAGAATAGCCGCTCTGTCAAGGCTCGTGTCAACTGTGAGCGTAGATATGCGCTGTTAGGGGCGCATCATTACACAGCCGTCCCGGCTAGTCTGACTGTGTCTCGCCGTGTCGACAGGACCGCTACGTTGAAGGGCTTGCCCGAGGGGGCGCCCTGACTCCGCTCTGCCGAGCGGCTTACCGTTCCTGCCCTGTCGGGGTGAACTGACGTTAGACAGTCTAGCACACCCTTGTATCACAATCCCGCATGCCGAGATGCTAGGTGATAGCATCACCCTGCATCACCACCCACGAGAGGACACCACATGCCCCACTGCCCGACCTGTACCTGCCCGCCCGAGATAGGTCTGCCCTTGTGCTCCTGTCCGGGCTCGTACTCCGACCTCCACGAGCCCGGCTGTGACCTCACCGCTCTCTCCGACGAGGCGCTGTGAGCACGACTGACGAGTGCCGCAAGTGTGGGAGAGCCAAAGAGCCGACCCGCGTCAAGTCCGCACTGTGCCGGGCATGTGATGCCGCCTCGAAGACACGCCGCATGACAGGACGTGTGACCGCACACCGCAGGCTCACGCTCGAACTACCTGTCGACGTGTGGGACCGCCTCGATGCGGAAGCGCAGGGTGAAGGGCAGCGGATCGCTGGCTACCTCGCGTACCTCGTCACCAAACGAGACGCATCACGCCGACCCAGATCCACACAGCCCAGCCCGGATGCTAAGTCCTAGCATCTGACTCAACCACCTCGTAACCTCGGGGTTTCCAGAAACGCTCTACCTAGACCAACGATAGGAGATTCACATGATCCTCTCCGGAACCATGCCCAAGAAGATCGACCACATCTACCCGCAGCCGTACGGCTACGTGCCCCGGCACCGCCACATCGGAGCCGTCGACTCGACGTGCGTGCCGGTGAAGATCAACCCCGTCCGGCACAAGCACAACGCGCACCGCCCGGTCATGAGCCGCACCCATGACTTCTGCTACGGCACCCACTGCGCTGGCCGAACCCTGAAGAAGGACCGATGAACCGCAATCCGTGGCCGATGATCCTGCTGTTCTGCGCCGTGGTCTGGCTGCTCGTGGTCGTGGCCCTCTACATGGCTGCTGGATGCAGCGTGGACGCGCCATGCTGAGCGAACTGCGCCGCAGGCTGGGGCTGCTAGCACCTAGCATCGCTCCGGTGCCCGAGAATCCGCTCAACAAGGCAGTGCACGACACTGTCCCCGAGATGACCGACGCCGAGCGCGAGCGGTACCTCCGGTTCCACACATCCAACCAGCACGGCCGATAGAGAGAAGATCCAGCCATGACCAAGACCACCACACCTAATGACCAGACCTCGCCCCTCGACACCGAGATCCCTCTCGTGGGATGGGGCACCTACGACCAGTTGAAGGAGCAGATCACCGTCCGCACCTTCGGGCACATGGTCCGCCTCGCCATGCCGGTCGTGAAGGAGTACCACTCCGACCTGTACACCGACGCGATGAACTTGGAGGGCAACCTCGACCTCGGGCTCAACGCCGTCGAGACCACGACGTCGGTGTACTTCGCTGTGCGCCACTCGGGTACGTGGCTCGGTGACACGGCCGTGATGGCTGCCACGCAGAACCACGGCGACAAGACCTTGCGCCTCTACCACCTGAGCATCGGGTGCGACGAGCGCCAGATGTGGTCGATCACGATCACCGACGAGACGGACACCATCGCTGACACGTTGAAGGACGTGAAGCGCTAGACACCCCGGATGCTAGGTCCTAGCATCTGTTGTCCCGAGAACCACATCCAACACGAAAGACCTGAAAGGTTAAGTGAGCACCATGAGTGACACCCGACCCACCATCTCCAGCCGTGACCGCAAGGTGGCCGAGATGATCCGTGACCGCAAGGGGTTCAAGACCTACGGCTCGTTCAGCGCACAGTCCACCCTCGACGCCGGACTGGGCAACTGGGACTCCGGCAAGTTGTACGGCGAGGACTTGGAATCCTTCCGCGAGCAGTGCCGACTGATCGACTACGTGGTCTACTCCTACTCCACGCCCATCGCGTGGTACTCGCAGGAGTACGGCTGGTACGTCGCACGAGGCAAGTGGTCCCTGACCACGAGCCACCATCAGGGCAAGTTGTACCTGATCCCGCAGCCCACGCTCGACATCTGATCCGTGCGTAACGCATGATGCTGGGCGTACCATCCCAACAGATCGGGGTGGATGCTAGCGCCTAGCATCGTGTGAGTCGCACAGGCTCGCTCCAATCCACAGTGCGTTTCCAGAAACGCACGACACGCAGAGAGGTAGAGACACATGCCGAAGATGATCGAGGACCGCACCCTGCTGGCCCGCAAGCAGCGCATCGACGCCGAGCGCAAGGCCGCTGCCATCGCCCGCATCGAGGGACCCAAGCGCATCCAGCGCCACAACAACGCGCTCATGCTGGCCCGGATCGCCGCTGCCTCCAAACCGGTGAGCCCGTGAACGGCGAGGTCCGTGCCTACCTGTGGGCGGGAGCCGTGACATGGGTCGTCACGTTCTTCCTCCTGTTCGGCACCTCGACCACACCGGAGGTCGCCGTGGCATCGGACCCCGTGCCTGCCCCCGCGTCTGTTGTATCTGCCCACCCGGCGCTCACCATCTACTCCATCGTGCCCGTGATGCCGAGCAACGGCTACCACACCCGGCTGCTCGTGACCCTGAGCAACGGCTATCAGGCCGCTATCAACCCGTGTCGTGTCGAGGACGGACGCCGCTGCTACTGGCAAGCAGGCGTACGAGGAGACAGACTCGGCACCTCGTTCGTGGTGCTGGCCGGACACCGCTTCACGGTGACCTACCTCTAGGCTCACCACTCCATCCAACCCTCGGATGCTAGGCACTAGCATCCACATGAAAGGCAGTGATCCAGATGAGCAAGTACCGCTACGCCATCGACGCCGATGGCACCATCACCCGAGGCGAGATCGTCCGCATCGGTGACACTGAGTCGTGGCGCGACTACTGGGACGGCGACGGGATGGTCGGCTTCACCATCACCTACCGCAACGGTTCGCCTACCCTCGACATGCTGGCCGAGGACTCCGACAACGAGCGAGCCGTGGCCGCGTGGCAGTCCGAGCGCAGTGGTACCCGTGGCTCCGACGGTGCGCTCGACCGGCTGGCTGTGCGTCTCGGGACCTCCGGCAACGAGGAGATCCCTGCCTCGTGCTTCATGCAGATCAACCTCGACCGTGACATCGACCTCATCGTCCACTCGTTCTCGGGCGACAACCGCGAGTGGCGTGATGAGATCGAGGCAGTCTGGCACGGCGAGGTCTACCGCATCGTGGCCGACAAGCAGATCGGTACCGTCAACGGCTACGACCCGCTGTGGCTGGAGGACGAGTCCGACTGCACCGAATACTACGGTGAGGACAACGCCGCCGACGAGTTGGCCCGCCAGTTCCCGCTCGATGAGTACCCGGCTGAGGTAGTCGTCAGTTCGGACGGCTCGTGATGGCCGGTCACTTCTACTACGCCGGAGTCGACGAGAACGGCGTGCTCTGTGTCGGGACTGTCGAGGGTGACCCCGCTGATTGTGAGGTAGCGGAACTGGCTGAGCACTACAGCGGGAAGGTTCTCTACTTCCGCTACGGGGATGACACAGACTGACCCCACAATTGGGTATTGACTCTACGACCATGATGTAATACCGTATCCATCAGGTCGAGGGGTTACCCCGAGTGGCACTTGGGTGAGGCGGCGGCTACATGCTAGGCACTAGCATCCGTCTCACCCACTGGGGCACTCGGCTCCATCCCGAAGTACCGCACCACACTGCACGATCCAACCAGTGAGGCCGGACAGTCCGGTTTCCAGAAACGAAGGGTTCCCATCATGACCAGTTCCACCGACGCCCCGACCTACGCCAAGGGCACGTGGCAGGACAGCCTCCAGCAGTCCTCCAACCTGCTCGACCGCTCGGCGAAGGCTCGCAAGCGTGCGTCCATGCTCCTGTGGACCGGCGCGGTCACCGCGATCAACGCCTTCCTGCCCAACTTCGACGACGACGCCTCCGCCGAGGGGTTCTACAACGAGGTGCTGGAAGCGCTGGGCACCGCCCGCAAGGGTGACGCGAGCAAGATCAAGACCGTGGCTCTGGCCGTGGCCGAGGACGGTCTCGTGCTCGACACCTTCGAGAACCTGTCGAAGGCGTACGCCGAGGCGACCCGTCTGCGCAAGACGGTGGCCGAGGAGCGCAGTCAGGACGACGCCGCTGAGGCGGCGGTCGCTGCCATCGAGGCTCCGAAGTCCACCTCGTCGGTCGACGGTGCCGCTGCGCTGCTGCTGTCCAAGGGCATCGACGGTGCCATCGTCGCCATCCTCGACGCGATGGGCAAGGACAACTTCGACGCCCACAAGGCGTTCATGCGGGCGGTCGGCACCGAGATCTCCAGCCGGGTGCAGGCCGCGAAGCCCAAGCCCGAGCCCAAGGTGAAGGCCGCACCGAAGGCGGGTGCCAAGGTCGCCAAGAAGACGGCTGCCCCCAAGGCCACCGCCGCCAAGGCCAAGCCGAAGAAGGCAGCGGCTGCCCCGGTCGAGGAGGTCGTCGAGGACGACGTGATCGAGGAGTCGCAGGTCGAGGGCAACGAGGGCGTCACCGACCTCGACGACGAGGAGACCGTCGAGGAGGCGGTCGTCGCCCCGGTCAAGGCCAAGCGTCGGGCCACCCCGGTCCGTCGACGCGGCTGATTCAACCGGCGCTGAGCAGCGCAGTAGGTAGGCACACCACAAGCACAGCCCCGGATGCCCCGGCTCGAATGCTAGGTCATAGCATCCGGGGCTGTGTCTCATCCGGGCACGTATCTCAACAGGCAGAGAGACCCGAGCAGTCGGGGTCTAATGCGCAGGTTCGAGTCCTGCCGTGTCCACAACCATAGTGTGATACACTATGGGGGTACCACCGCTACACCATCCATCATCCAATCGCTGTGACGTTTCCAGAAACACAGCAGAGAGTGAGCATCTGATGCCTTTCGCAACTCAGGGCGTAGACCCGAACGCCGCCTTCCCGGACCCCGCTGACCTGATCAACGCCAACGGCGGAACTGGCACGTGGGAAGCCGAGGAGGAGACCGAGGTCCAACGCTGGCTGTTCCCTCGCTTCGCCGGTGCCGAGTCCATCGGCACGTGCGCACTCGGCAAGTCGGCCAAGTGGAAGTCCCACAAGGGCATCCACACCGAGGACCCCAAGTGCAAGAACTTCAACCCCGACATGGGCAACATGTACCTGTCTCGCTCGGGCATCGGGTCCTACGACACCGATGTCGAGACGGTGGTCGGGTGGATGGAGGCACCGCGCAACGTCGTCGGCGGTGTGCTCCTGCTCGGTGACCCCGGCACCGGCAAGACCGCGCTCATCGAGGCGGCTGCCACCCGCGCCGAGCGCAACCTGCTCACGGTGCTGTGCACCCCCGACCACACCAAGGACTCGCTGTTCATGCGCTTCATGGGTGAGGGCAAGGGCGACGACGGGACTGCGTTCACGCTCGGTCCTCTGCCGTACGCTGCCAAGCACGGGTACTGGCTGTACATGGACGAGTTCATGCTGCTGATGGACGGTGTCAAGCCGCTCACCTACAGCCTTGCTGACGGTCGCCGCTACCTGCCCGAGGGCAACCTCGACGGCTCGCCGTTGGAGATCCACCCCAACTTCCGCTTCATCGTGTCCTCCAACAAGGACGTGCGAGGTGCGTCCCTGCCCGAGCCGATGGGCTCACGGTTCGCCTCGACCACACTCACGGTCGACACGAGTGCTGAGTTCCTGCGTGACCTCGGCATCGACGAGGCTGTGGTCACCGCATGGGAGGCGCTGGGCACGCTCAACCTGTGGCGTCCGGCCATCCGCGAACTGCGCATGGCCGACTACTGGCTGCAACTCGACGCCGATCAGGCCGTGTCTGCTTTCTTGGGAGAGCACGCGCCTGAGTCCCAGCGCAAGGCGATCCGCGATCAGGTCGTGGCCCACCTCGGCGGGGAGAACATCCGCGACGACGGCCGACTGGTGGTGTCGTGATGTACACCCTGTTCTACGTCAGCGAGAACGTGCATGAGGGCGAGCCGACAGGTGAATGGTCGGTGTACTCCGAGGTGTACCCATCCTTCGACAGCGAAGAGCCCATCGAGGGCAGCACCGTACTAGTCGACACGTGCGTCACGAGACAGTCTGCTGATCGTGTAGCCAAGGCACGCCAGCGTCAGTCCTACTCCGCCAACAGAAGGGAGCGAGCCAGTGCCTCGCAAGACTGAGCCCGTCATGATCGCCCTCGAACCGGCGACCATGAGCACCCCCGCCATGGACCGCCCGAGCATCGCGTTCGCGTGGTTCCTCGACAACGTCCGCATCGAGGTGGACGTGGAGAACTGGGGCGGTGCCGCAGTGATCTGCAACCTGTGCCAGACCATCATGTGTGAGGTGGACGAGAACTCCGAGATGAGTCTCCGCGTCATCCTCAACACTGCACTCGCACATGGATGCTAGGTCCTAGCATCCGCTGTCCTTGAGAGCACCACCCATCCAGCATCCAGAAAGGTTTCCAGAAACCATGACTACCACCACCGAGCCCGATCAGGGTGTCACCCTCGCCGATATGCCGGTCCGCGTCTCACCCGACGCGATCAAGAATCTGTCGGTCCGCATGCGTCAGTGGTCGGGCTGGCCCCACACCGCCGTGGTCGCGGGCATCCCCGACGGTAGCCCGTACGCCCACTGCGACATGGCTACTCGCACCTTCGTCGTCAACTTCGACAACGTCGTGCTCAACCCCAACCGCGTGCTGCTGAGCGTGACCCCGTTCCGCCTACGGCAAGAGGCTGTGCTCACCGGGGTGCTGCTGCACGAGGCAGCCCACGCCCGGCACTCGCGCTGGATGGGACCAGACAAGGCACCTGTCCACGGCGACGGGACTCCGGCTGCCAAGGCCATCGTCGATCTGGCGCTGGACTTTGAGGAGGCGCGCATCGAGGGGCTGATGGCGAAGTTCGCCACTCAGCGCGCAGCCGGTGGGCTGGAGTGGACCATGCGTGCGGCGGCTGCTGCGCTGGCCCCGACCACGACGCTGTCTCCATTCGCCGAGCAGATGGTGATGGATGTCATCCACTCGTGGACGCTGCGTGCCGGTCGACAGATCGCGCTGAGCAAGCACACCAACTACACCCTGCCCAGTTGGGTGAGTGACTTCAACTCGCTGGTGCGCGGTGTCATCCTCGACCACCTCAACGCACAGGAGAAGGCTCCGGCGAACGACCCGTGGACCACGCCCTTGACGGAGACAGTCAAGGTCATCGGCCTGCTGCACGACATGTGCTCTGTCGACGAGACTCACGACGCTGACTCCACCATGCTGGATCTGGCACGCGACGTGATGACGATCCTGTTTCCAGAAACCCCGCCCGAGGAGATGCCCTCGGCTGGCGGTGGGTGTGGCGCTGCCGCCCCCGGAGAGGACGCAGGACAGGCTGAGCCGGGCGAGCAGGGTGAGAGTGGGGGTGAGGCCCAGCCCGAGGACACCGAGCCGGGAGAGGGGCAGGGAGATGGCGAAAGCGAGGGTGAGCCCGAGCCCAGTGAGGCAGCGGCCAAGGCCCAAGCCGCACTGTCTGCCATCGAAGGCGCAGCCAAGTCCGAGGTCGAGGCCGACGCCCTGACGCAGGAGGAGGCACCGCCGAGCCCGCTCACCTCAGGTAAGTCCGCTGGCGGTGGGCCGGGTGGTGGGTTCACCGGCACATGGCGGCTGGCCGATGCTCGCGAGCGTGACATCGCACGAGGTGCGGGCAAGTTCCTGCGTGACCTCATCGACCCGAGCGAGACCTCCAAGCGCTCGATCACCGACATGCCTGCGGCTACGGTGGACGGTGCTGCGCTGTCTGCATGGAAGGCGGGCGGTCAGCGTCAGGACCCCCGCTTCTTCCTCCGCACCCGGCGTGAGGCCCAGCCCACCCCGCCTGTGAAGATCGCCATCATGGTCGACGTGTCGTCCTCGATGGAGTCCTTGCAGAAGCCGAGTGCCCTGCTCTCGTGGGCGCTGTCGTCTGCGGCCGGTGACCTGCGCAACTTCGCGGGTCGCGGTACTCAGGTCGAGTCGTGCCTCGTGCACTGGGGCAACACCGCTCAGGTGATCGTGCCCAACGGCGCGATGATGCCCGGCATCCGTGAGTTCCCCTGCGATCAGGGCACGGATGGGATGCACCGTGGACTGGACGCAGTCGAGAAAGAGATGCCGGGGTTCTTCGACCCGACCGAGTCGCCCGAGAACCGGCTGCTCGTGCAGTTCACTGACTGGGACCTGTTCGGGCAGTGGCGCACCGAGGTCATCCCGCGAGTGAGCCGACTGCTGGAGTCGGGGGTCTCGATGCTCAGCGTGGTGCCGAGTGGGTTCTCTGCTCGGCGCTCGGAGTTGAGTGTGATCCTCAGCCAGTGCAAGATCCAGCGGGGACGCAACGCTCTCATCCAGTACGACCCGAAGGACCCCGGCGCTGTGTGGCGACAGGCGGCGCACATGCTGCGCTGAGGTTTCCAGAAACGTACATCCATAGACGGCCAGCCGGGGTGGAGACACTCACCGCTTCGACTCCGGTGCCACCCCGGCTGGTCCCCATCCAATCCAAGCACACACCTGAGGAGGTGAGTCCCGTGACATCCGAACCGACATCCGAGTTCAAGGTCGCACCGCACACCGTGTACCTGCGCGCTGTTGCCGGGACCATCACCGGCGCTGGCCTGCTGTACACCGCTGCGTCCATGCTGCTCTCTCCGAGCGACGACGCGGCCCTGATCCACAACGCGGCGGTGGTGGACCTGACCACCCGCCTGCTCGAACTCCCCACCACCAACCCTGACGCAGTCGAGACCGCTCTGCGCAATCTGCCTGAAAGGCCACCCTCATGACCACGATGAACTCACCGCTGAACACGCGGCTCATCCCCATCACCGACGACCGGGGCCGACCCATGGTGCCCGAGGACGAATGCTTCGAGCCCGAGTGTGGCTCCATCGTGCTGGTCAAGGGACCGCAGGGCACCGCATGGCAGCGGTTCTTCGACACTGGCCTGTGGTACTCGGCTCGGGGTAAGGAGGGGCGCACGTGGGAGCAGATGCTCGCCTCGCCCGGACTGGTGCTGGTGTACGAGGTTGGTCCCCGTGAGTAAGCCCGTCTACTCAGACGGCAAGGTGCACGTGATGCCCGAGAAGTGCAGCACATGCATCTTCCGGCCCGGCAATCTCATGAGGCTCCAGCCCGGTCGGGTCAAGGAGATGGTCGACGGGGCACTGGCTAATCAGTCGGTCATCCCGTGCCACAAGACCATCTATGGGGAGAGGGAGCAAGAGGCTGTGTGTCGCGGGTTCTACGACGCACACGGTTCCCGCGTACCGGCGCTACGGCTGGCCGCTGCGATGGACGTGATCGAGGAGGTGGACCTGTGAATGAGGAACTGCTCAGCCAGTTCGTGAGCCTCGCACTGGGGTTACTGGTCTGGCTCATCACAGCCATATGCCAGAGCGTTTCCAGAAACAGGACACCCAAGATGCTAGGACCTAGCATCCAACATAAACAGACCGGACCGAAGTGGGAACAGGACGAGCCGTATGCGCTCGCCCTGCTAGACGAGGAGGATGATTGGTGATGCACGCACACGAGTTCGCGGGACTAGTCGGCAAGTACGTACGGATGGAGCGACCGGCTGATGAGGTTGAGGCACTGGAGTATCGAGCCAGCACCGGTAAGAACCTCGACACCGTGGGGTTCGAGGGCAAGGTGGCCTACGTCGCTGACACCGAGCCGAAGGTCGGAGGGTGGGGCGTTGACATCGTGGCCGACTACGGCATGGGCTACACCGTCGTGCAAGATGACCTCCCTCTGTGGAAGATCACGATCTGGGAGAACGAGAAGTCCTGCCGAGAGATGAGGATGTGATGGCAGGCAAGCCCGGACCCGAGACCAAGTTGATCAAGAAGATGCGAGACGCTGGCACTGCCAAGTACGGCTCGCGTCTGGTGGTGGTCAAGCACCACGGCGGGCCGTACTCCCAAGGTGGGGTGAGCGACCTGCTGTGCACGCTCGACGGTGTGTTCGTCGCATGCGAGGTGAAGTCTCCCGAGGCTCCCGCCCACAAGCGTGCCACTGTTGAGGAATCCATCCTCCATGCCCTCACCCACGGCCCGACCAAACTCCAGCGTGAGTTCGTCGCTGACGTGCTGCGTGCCGGTGGTACAGCGGGCTTCGCTGCCACCGTCGAGCACTTCATGGTGATGCTGGCCTGTGCCGCTTCACTGCACGCCCCGAACGGCTGGGGCTACACGTGCGAGGGTCACAACCTGAACGGGGTGGACGAATGAGTTACGACTGGCGTCGAGACCCGAGCAAGCCGCGAGTCATCCGCAAGGTGGTGCGCTTCTACAAGAACGCATTCGACGAGGGCAGGCCCAAGGTCGCCCGTGACTACCGCATCGAGCACGACATGGAGCGGGTGGTTGCACGGTCAGCGCGGCTATGCCGAAACCCCACCTGCTTTGACTACATCGAAGCCGGGCAGCCGTATGCCAAGGTCATCAACCGAGCACGCCCCACCGGCCCCATCATCAAGGGTAAGCGTTTGGCTGAGTCGGTCGATTACCACTTCACGTGTGTTCCCGAGAAGGTCCGTCCTCTCGTGCGATTCCTCTACTTCTGACGTTTCCAGAAACCCATGTGGTGTTACACTATGCGTGTGACATCCAACCCAGATAGGAATGGTTCCATCCCATGATCAAGTCCGATTCACAGATCAACCTCGACGAGATGCGCGAGGCGCTGAGAAGCAACGACGTGCGCATCGCACTTCCCATCACGTTCACCCACGGACGAGGGGTGCAGATCTACGTCAAGTCCCGCAAGGTGGGGCCGATCATCCTGCGCAGCGGGGACCAGACTCTCGCAGACCTGCTGCACATGATCGGCACCATGGCCGAGGAGAACGAGTCATGACCAAGAGCACAGGCATGTACCCCGATGCCCACCCCACCGCTCCCGGTGGCATGAGCCGCAAGGCGCTCATCGCTGAACTGGAGAACGAGCACGACTACGAGTCCGATGACTGGGACGCCGTGTCGTGGCCGGACCTCATCGACTACGTGGCACAGGCCCGGCTCGAAGCGGAGGCTGAGCGCCCCGAGCCCGACAACGCGGACGACACCGAGCGCATCGAGTCCGAGCCGGACGAGTCGTACGAGATGTTCCCTGACGACATCGACGCTGACGCAGACGAGTCGCTTCTCGGCAATGCTCCAGTGTTCAACGAGGACGCTCGGTACGGGGACTTCGACGACGACATGGATCTGGACGTGGACGCCATGTTCCCGGACACCTACACACCCCGCGCCCGCCTCACTGGTACTGACGACCTCATCGCTGAGCAGGTCGTGTCCTACCCCGGCCAGATGCTGGAGATCGACGAAGCGTGCAAGTGCGGGACTCCCGAGTCCGAGCACCACACGGTAGACCCGCCGCACGCCTTCATCCCGCAGGGGATCGACGAGTACATGGCCCACGAGACCGACCTCGAAGTCGAACTTGCCAAGGCCATCGCGGACGAGGACGGGCTGCTCGACCCCGAGGCCCTGTTCGCTGAGATGTTCTCTGCTCAGGAGCAGGCACTGGCCGATGGTCCTGCACCCATCTTCCTCGGTATCCCCGGTGTCAAGGACTACGTCTTCGACGGTCACGCCGGTGCCGGTCCCTCCGGTGCCGAGCGCTGGATGAACTGCACCATGTCGCTCTCAGCCAGCCGGGCGTTTCTGGAAACCATGACGCCCAACCAGCAGCGGGAGTTCGCATCGGGCTCGACCGCTGCGAGGCAGGGCACCACGGCACACGCTGCCGGTGAGGCCAAGGCCAACCACATGCTCGGTCGCCTGAGTGGTGATGAGTTGGACGACGTGCTGCTGGATCTGGCCGTCTCTCCCGCTGAGGGTGAGGAGTACGACACGGAGATGGATGAGTACACCGACGAGTATGTCGACCTCATCCGCACCTACTCCCAAGAGCGCGGTGCCGAGCATATCCTCATCGAGTCCGTTGTCGAGGCAGCCATTCCGCTGACCGGCATGCACGAGGACGAGGTCTACATGATCCGTGGATCAGTGGACTTCTCGGCCCTGCCCGAGAAGAAGCACCCCGATCTGGTGGTCGGGGACTTGAAGTACGGCGAGGGCAAGGACGTGGACGTGGATGAGAATCCACAGATCCGCCTCTATGCGCTGGCGATCCTCATGCTGCTGGTCGATGAGAACGGGGAACTCCCGATGTGGATGGAGGACGTGACCTACTACATCGCGCAGCCCCGCCTTGGTGGCATCAAGAAGTGGACCGAGACCATCGACGACCTGCTGGAGTGGCGCGACGAGGTGCTGTCTCCTGCCCTGACCGCTGCACTCTACGGGCGCGACGAGGGAGGGGCGACGTTCACCCCCAGCGATCTGGCGTGCCAGTGGTGCCCGGCTCGGGGTACGTGCCCGGCTCTGGCCGAGCACGTCATGACACGTGGCGAGGAGTTGTTCGACGCCATCCAAGACGCCGAGTTCATCGACGGACCCGGTGCCCTGCCTGACCCCATCGCTCTGGACAACGACAAGTTGGGCAACCTGCTGCTTCAGGTGAAGGACTTGGAGAAGTTGTCCAAGTCCTTGCGTGAGGAGGCACAGCGCAGGCTGCACCGGGGAGAGGCGGTGAAGAACTTCCACCTCGTGAACCACACGCCCAAGCGGACGTGGAAGGCTGACGCCGCCGAGAAGATCGGTGAGGTCGAGACACTTGACCCGGACACGCTGATCCAGTTGTGGACTCATGCTCTGGTCACCCCGACACAGGCCGAGAAGATCCTCGGTGACGGGTACGCATCTATCGTGGACCTGATCAACAAGCCCGACAAGATCCCGCTCATCAGCACTGGCCCGAAGGACCGGCGCAAGGCGTGGGAGGGACGTGCGCCTGAGGCCATGTTCGCTGACGACCTGCCCGATGACATAGAGGAGGAGTGATGGGTAAGACACGAGGAGAGGGTCGCGCCGAGGGGGAGAAGGGCGGTCGCATGATCGCCACCCCCGAGGCCAGTCGAGCCCGTGCCAAGCAGCGGCGGGACGAGGAACGGGAGTGGGCTGAGAAGTCCGGCCCTGTCACCTCTCGAACCAGCGAACCTGTGTCGGTCGAGGACATCTTGCTGGAGCAGATCCAGACAGAATTGAAGCGGCACCACCTCGATCCCGGTTGGATGGCCAGCCCCACCCATGAGGGCTACCGAACATGGGGTGTGTACTGCCTCAGTTACACGAACCCCGACACGGACTGCGAGTTCGAGGAGTGGGGCCACGCCACCAAGGACGAGGCAGCCGCTGCGTGGTACCGCCACGTAGCCACGGCTGTGCTCGCCGCCGTGGTTTCTGGAAACGAGAGGAGGTAGACAGTGACTAGCACGACAGTCAAAGCAGAGATCATCCGCCGCCCGCTCATGTCCGGGCACTGCGCCCACGGCGGCATCAACCCCAAGACAGGGGTCGACGGGCACGAGCGGTGCCACCTCAACGGAGGGGGCCAGCGCGCCAACCCGTTGAAGGAGTTCCAGCCATGCCCGTGCTCGTGCCACTACGTCGATGACCGGGGCGAGTTGATCGTCTTCGAGTGTGGTGAGTGCGGGCGTGACATCGTCGAGGCCCCACTGTGGCCACTCGATGAGGAGGGCGAGGTGCGCTACACGCACATCGACTCGGACTCCAAGGCGACCGGCGAGGACTGCGACACGATGGGTGCCCAGCGCAAGCCCAAGGCGGGTCATCGCGAGGAGGACCCGATCAAGGACTGCGCCCGGTGCGGCTCGGAGTATCGAGGATCTGGTCGGGGGAGGCTGTGCCCGGACTGCATCGCCGCAGATGAGGCCGAGGAGGATGACTTCTCCGACCTCGACTTCGAGGATGAAGATGACTTCGCTGATCTGGATGACCTCTGATGGAGGACGACGAGATCAGCCGCGACTGCGCTGACGGGGAGCACCGGTCCTGTCGAGGTAGACGTGCTCTCGGGTGCGAGTGCTGGTGTCACGACTAGACAAGCGCGGTCGTAAGATCGGCTACAACTGGTGGCGTGAGTGGATCATGAGCCAGTACCACCCGGTTCGCGATCACTGGGAGGTGCAGTTCGATCTCCAAGCGAACTGCACCTACCGCCCCGGCATCATCGAACGACACAAACGCAAGGCCCGCCGAGGTGGACACACCGAGGTCACGGACTTCGTTTCCAGAAACCCACCACCCACCCTGCGCCAGTTCTTGGAGGAACACGCAGGTATCCACACACGAGAGGAATGACCATGGCCGAAGTACGGCACTACCCCGAGACCGATCTGACCAAGTGGGTGTTGCGCACCAAGAGCGCACCACTCTCTGCCAGCGGCACGCACGAGGTGGTGCTGGCCGCTGAGACCAAGGGCGATGTTCGGGTCATGGCGTCTGCTTTGTACGGCACGTTCTGGCGCAAGACCTACGAGATCGCTCGACGCACTGAGCCGATTGACGAGGACGAGCCGTCATGCCCGTAGAGCCGGAGTGGCACCGGACCACATACACCACGTGCTCGGGTGAGGGTTGCGCCGAGCGGCTGGCCGATCATGCGTGGGGCAGGATCAAGGCAGACGGCTGGTTCCAACAGAAGGACGGCACCATCTGGTGCCCAGAACACATCCCCGACTGGGTGGCCGAGTGGCGTGCCCGTCGAGGGAAAGCATAGTGTGGTACACTATGCGAGCAGTACCCCACTCCGGAGGGTTTCCGGAAACCTCTCGTCGGAATCCGACATCTCACAGAAACTAGGTACATCTCATGGCAACCGCCAAGAGCAAGACCGTCGACCTGACCACAGGCATCGGCGTGCTGTCCTTCCCGCACCTCTACAAGTCCACCGCGAGCAAGGACAAGAAGACCGGGGAACTGGGCTACGACGTTCAGATCCTCATTCCCAAGACCGACAAGGACTCGGCTCGCGCCATCCTCGCCGCCATCAAGGAGGTCGGGGAGTCCAAGTGGGGCGACCGCTGGAAGCAGGTCAAGTCCCCCCTTCGTGACGGGGACAAGGAAAAGAACGAACTGACCGAGGACGGGTCGACCAAGGGAGAGAAGTACCCCGAGCGTCTGGGCCACTACTTCCTCAACGCCCGTTCCTCCAAGCCCCCGACGGTGGTCGCTCGTGACCGCTCTCCCATCGAGGAGTCGGACGCTGACGCCGTCTACGGTGGCGTCGTTGGTCGCATCTCGGTCACCTTCTACGCCTACTCCAAGGAGGGCAACCACGGCGTGGGTGCTGGCCTCAACGGCGTGCAGAAGATCCGCGACGGGGAGCCCTTCGGTCAGGGTCGCCCGAGTGCCGAGTCCATGTTCGACCTGATTGACGACGAGGACGACGACCTCGACCTCGATGACGACCTCGACATGGACGAGGAGGTCGAGGAGGCCCCCGCCCCCAAGCGGACGGCCAAGAAGGCACCGGCCAAGAAGGCGGTGGCGAAGAAGGCACCGGCTCGCAAGGCCAAGCCTGTCGTGGAGGAGGACGAGGAAGACCTCCTCGAAGACGAGGACGACGAGGAGTACGACGACCTCGACGACCTGTGACCTGACGTAAGGGTCACGCAGTGAACGCCCCCGGTCCGGACTTGGTTGTGATGTGCCATGCTCGGGCCGGGGGTCCACTTGCCCTCGTGCGTGGAATTGGCAGACCGCACCGGCTCAAACCCGGTGGTCCGAAAGGGCGTGTGGGTTCGAGTCCCACCGAGGGCACAAGTTTCCAGAAACGTACGACACACGATAGGAGAACCAGCGTGAGCCGATCCAGTAGGTTCCGTACCAAGAGCAGTGTCACGGTGGGCGACACGGTCGTTGAGATCGGCAGGCGGGCGAACGCTCCCGCCATCAAGATCGCTCTGTCGGAAGGGTCGACGTTCATCATCGACGAGACCACGGCGAACGAGGTGGCCGACGCCCTCGACGAAGCACTCGACACGCTGGAGTCCGACCCCCTGATGTGGGAGTGACACGTGGCTAGCAAGATTCCAGCCCCCAGTCGCAGGGCCTCCAAGCCTAGCCGAGCCGCCAAGAAGTTCATCGGCATCCGAATCGACATCGAGACCCGCTCGTCCACCGACATCAAGTTCGGCTCCTACAAGTACGTCGAGGACCCGGACTTCGCCGTGCTCGTCATCTGCTACCAGCCCATCTACGTCTTCGCGGGTGGGGCCACCAAGTTGGGCTCTGTCCGCACCATGGACCTGTCCTCCTACGACGAGCGCGCATGGTTCCGCCGTGTGATCGCTGAACCCCGTTTCCAGAAACACGCCTACAACGCCAACTTCGAGCGGGTCGGACTGAGCAAGTGGTACGGGCTGCCGAACGGGATGTTTCTCGACCCGGCCAACTGGCACTGCACGCAAGTACGGGCCAACGTCGGTGGTGTGTTCGGCAGGCTTGAGGAGGTGGCGAAGGAACTACGCTCTCCGTTCCGCAAGGACGCGGCAGGCAAGCGACTCATCGCCTTCTTTTCCAAGCCGATCCCTGCTAGGTCCAAGCATTCCTGCGGGTGCGTCAAGTTCCACGAGATGGAGGCCCATCCAGAAGAGGCGGCTGCGTTCGAGGCGTACTGCGCCGACGACGTGCTGACCGAGGCGGGTGTGGCTGCTCTGATGGGCGACGTGCCCGATCACGTACAGGCTGAGTACGAGTTTGACCAGCGCATCAACGACCGAGGCGTGCGTCACTTCGCCACGCTGTCTCGTCGGGCCATGGAGCAGGTCGAGATCGAGAAGGACCGGCTCATGGGTGAGTTGGCCCTGATGACCGGGCTCGACAACCCCAACTCCGGGCCACAGTTCAACGGCTGGTTGCGTGAGCCCGATCAGGACTTCGCCATGGTGAGCCTCGACAAGGCCCACCGCGAGGAGGCGCTGGCCGACCCGACGATCCCCAAGCACGTAGCCAAGGCGCTGGTGTTGAAGGGCCGAGCCTCGCTCTCATCCGTGACCAAGCACAAGGCGGCGCTCAACTCACGGTGCGCTGACGGTCGTATCCGGGGCATGCTCGGCTTCTATGGTGCACACACTGGACGTGAGGCCGGACGGGTGATGCAGCCGCAGAACCTCCCCACACTGGAGGCGAGCAAGGCTGACCGCATGCGGCTGCTGCGGGGAGAGGCTGGACCCGATGCCCCTCGCATCGCCAAGGGGACCGTACGCGCCACGCTGGTGCCTGCTCCGGGGCACGTGCTCGTGGTCGTGGACGAGAACGCCATTGAGGCCCGCGTGCTGGCAGGACTCGCCGGGGAGAAGTGGGCACAGGCTGAGTTCGCAGGGACCGGCAAGATCTATGAGGCTACCGCCGAGCAGATGGGGTTCATGAGCAAGGTCGACCTGCTCGCCGGGTTGAAGTCATGCGGCAAGTGCGGCGACAAGGACGACTGTGTCTACTGCGCCATCCGAGGCAAGGGCAAGGTCAGCAACCTCGCGCTGGGCTATGGCGGTGGCGCGGGTGCACTGGTGACCATGGGCGCTGAGAAGGAAGGCATCGACTGCGGCAACTATCGCGAGCACCACGCAGCGTGGAAGGCAGCCGGGATGCCCGGCAAGTTCTGGGAGTGGAATCGCGACGAGCACGACTACCCCGAACTGCTGCGCCTGCGTGACTTGTACCGCGAGGCGAGTCCTGCGACCAAGCGTTTCTGGAAACTGTGCGAGGCGGTGTGGGACAGGGCTGCGCTACAGGGCCAGCCGATCCGCTTCGGCGATGGCGACGTGCTGGCGATGGTTCGTGATGGCAAACACAACAGGATGGTGCTGCCCAGTGAGCGCTCGATCTGGTACCGCCACGCCCGATCCTTCCGATCGCACGACAACCCCGACTACGTCGAGAGGCGCATGTTCCGAGGCAAGGGCAAGGGCGCAGGGCACGTGTGGACCGAGACACACGGGGGTAAGTTGACCGAGAACGTCACCCAAGCCGTGGCCCGAGACGTGCTGTTCGACGTGATGCGCAAGATCGAGGACCAGACTGCCAAGGGCTGGCCCGGACGCCTCGTGCTGCACGTGCACGACGAGGTAGTCTTGGAGGTCCCTGTCAAGCAGGCCGGACAGGTGCTCGACGACACGCTCGGCATCATGGCTGAACCCCCCGAATGGGGCCAGTTCCTCGTCGTCAAGGGCGAGGGAAAAATCATGGAACGCTACGGAAAGTGAGATAGGGATGAGGATCAAGGTGACCGGGTACCTCGACATCGACGACGAGTCGTTGATCGACACGGAGGACGAGACCGGGCTGAGCAATGAGGGCTTCGAGATGATGTCCAACGAACTCGAACTCGATGACCTCACGTTCGAGAAGGTGGGCTGACATGAAGATGAAGGTCGTCACCACCATCACCACGCTGCTCGACGTGGACACCATGGAACAAGAGGTGTCCGTGAGCATCAGCGACGAGGACGGGCTGAGCGAGGTGTCGGGTCAGGTGCTCGGCGCCACGCTGATCGGTTCGATGCGCTCTGTTGAGCGCGGACTGCGTCAGCGATTCGACATCCCCGACTCGGTGGGCCAGCGCACGCCGATCACCGAAGACGAGGAGAACTGACATGACCCGCTACGACAAGAGCGTACCGCCTCCAGCACCAGCACCGACATTCGAGCCCGAGCGCGGGGACAGCCCCGGTACCGTGATCGCCGTGGCTGTGTTCATCGTGTGCCTGTGCACGCTGATGATCGCCGGTACCGCGAAGGTGCTCATGGTGTTGTTCGGCTAGGTCAGCCTCGTTTCTGGAAACAAGAAAGGTAAGCGATGCAAACTGTTCCCGGCACACTCATGAGCACCGAGCAGTACACCATCACCCCCGAGCAGGTCGCAGCGCTCAACACGCTACCTCCGGGTCTGTACCACGTGTGCTCGCGCTGTCGCGTCTTCCAGCCCGCCAGTCGCACGCTCTACTTCGAGGGCACTGACATGCTCTGCGAGATGTGTCGCAAGGGAGTGAAGGTCTGATGCCGCAGTTCAAGTTGATGCAGCACCAGAGCGACGGGGTGAAGTTCCTCGACTCCGTCGATGGGATTGGTGCACTGTTGTTCGACCCCGGTGTGGGCAAGACGGGGACCTTGATGTCGTGGCTCGACAACTCCCCGCTCCTGCCCAAGGACGTGCGCGTGCTGGTCGTGGCTCCGCTGACGGCTGCCGACACGTGGGTGCTACAGGTGCCGGGGTTCATGGACTCACCCGTCAAGGCACGGATGCTCAACGGCACCACCGAGCAGATCCTCACCAAGATCGCGAAGAGCGTCAACTGGCTCAGCGTGCCCAAGACTCCCGTCATGGTCGATCACCCCGGCACGCTTGCCAAGCAGCGCGCAGGCAAGCGCATCACCCTGCTGTCGATGTCCTCGGGTGCGCTGTCGTCGTACTGCAAGGACCGCACCGACACCATCCGTGTGTTGCGTGCGATCCGTCGCTTCAAGCCACACGTGATCGCGTTCGACGAGTCGCACATGATCAAGGCCGCGACATCCAACGTGAGCAAGGCCATGTACCAGATCGGGCAGTTGGTCGACCACCGTGTCATCCTCACCGGCACGGTGTGCCCGCTGGGCGATCTCGATGTCTACGGACAGTGGCGCTTCCTCGCACCGTGGACGTTCTCGGACGCCTACAACGAGCCGTTCACCAAGACGCCGCTGAAGATGACTCGCGAGCAGAAGGCATCCATCGACGTATGGCCGATCGGTCGCTTCGAGAAGCGCTACGGCGAGGCCGGTGGCTACGGCGGCAAACAGATGGTGGGGGCCAACGACTTCAACATCGGCGAACTCCACGACCGCATCGCTGAGCGCTCGATGGTGGTCAAGAAGGAGGACGCCCTCGACCTGCCTCCGATCACCGATGTCGACGTGCACTTCGCGCTGTCTCCCCGTGAGGCCAAGGCGTATCGGGAGATGGCCGAGGAACTAGCAGCCGAACTGGACTCCGGTGAGTTGCTGACTGCACCGAACGCGCTGGCGAAAATGATGAAGTTGCGCCAGATCCACGGCGGGTTCATCAAGGACACCGAGACCGAGGAGGTGCACATCATCGGTGCCTCCCTGCGCAAGACGCAGACCGAGGTGGCGTGCGTGACGCTGGCCGGTGAGCAGCGACTCGTCGTGACCGGCTACTTCCGTACCGAGTGCGCGATGCTGGCCGATGCGATCCGCAAGGCTGAGCCCAAGACCACGGTGGTCGAGACCATCACAGGTGCTACCAAGTCGAAGGACCGCCTCGCCATCCGGCAGAGGTTCGGCGATGTTTCCGGAAACCCCCAACGCACGATCCTCGTGGCCCAAGCCCGTACGATGTCGCTGTCGGTCAACGAACTGGTCACCGCGTCCAACATGGTGCTCGGCTCCCCGAGCGAGCGACGCGATGACTACGTGCAACTGCGTGACAGGCTACACCGCAAGGGACAGACCAAGCCGGTCACGTTCTGGAACTGCTACTCGCCGGGGCTGATCGCAGAGATCATGGTCAACCGTCACATCCACCGAGGCAATCTGGAGAAGGCACTTCACGACCACATCCGGTCGTACTCGAAGAAGAACAAGCGATAGGAAAGGCTGGACATGAACATCATCGTTCGCCCCCGACAGGCGGGCAAGACGCACGAGATCGTGCAGTGGGTACTGGCCGGGGAGAAGACCGACTCCTATCCCGGTTGGACTCGTGTGCTCCTCGCCATCAGCATCGCGGAGGCTGGACGCATTCGCGATGCCTACCCGGATCTGGACTATCGTCAGGTGTTCTCATGGTATGAGTGGCAAGGCGCTCGTCTCGGACCCAAGCCGGTCGAGGTAGCCATCGACAACGTAGACCTCGTCCTCCAACACATTCTTCGCCAGCCGGTGGCGTTGGCGACCACGACAGGAGCAGCACTGTGAACAGGGAACAGACAACCGAGACCCTGCGGAGCATCGGCGAAGCACGTAGAGCATGGAGGGAGGCCAACCTCACGGTCAACTCTGACATCTTCACCCTCATGCAGCGGATGCTCCACGAGGCAGCCGTCAACCAGCTCAGCATCGAGGACGTGGCAGCCATGACAGGGTTCACCATCAAGCGCATCCGCGAGATGATGCGCAACATTGGCATGGACCCCCGTGCCAGCCGGACCCTGCTCGCCAAGCGCTCGGCCACCGTGCTGGCTGAGAACGCAGTGCTGATGGGCATCGAGCCGAGCGAGATGGACCTCATGAGCCCGCTTGCCTACCTGCCCATGGGCAAGGACATGAAGCGCGCCATCGAGAACAAGGCTGTGTCACAGGTCCACGAGGTTGACGAAGTTTCTGGAAACCGTGACGCGGAGGAAGACGCGGAAGACATCGCTCACTACTCTGAGTTGGCTCAGCGATACCACGACCTGCTCGCCGAGTTGGGCTTCTGCACGCGCTGCGCTGATGGATCGACGATGCCCTGTGGCGAGTGCGGAGCGGGACTGTGAGCGCCGATCTGCGCAAGGAGTACGGCGTACTCTCCGATGAGGCCGTGACCTTGGTCAAGCACATCAAGGACCACAACCGTCTCGCCCACCCGCATGAGTGGATCAAGGGGGTTGAGGCCCGCGCCATCGCTGCCTACATCTGTGAGTTCAGCGCGACGGCACTGCGTGTCAGCGGTGCAGCCACGACCGAGATGATGATCATTGCGTGCGTCCGCTTCAACGTTCAGCCCGCGTGGTTCTACACCGACGAGGACGGCACCCTCGACAAGACAGCCGAGACTGAACTACGTGCTCGCGTGGCCTACTACCGCATCATGCACGGACTTGACGGAGATGACGAGTGAGTGTTCCCAGCGCCAACGATCTGTACCGAGCAGCCCAAGCGCTCATCAAGTCCGGCCAGCCCGTGTTCCCCTGTCGTGCCCGCAACGAGATGGTCACCATCAAGGGCACGCAGAAGTTGCGCAAGGCCAAGACACCGCTGACCCGCTCCGGGCTCAACGATGCGAGCCGTGACAAGGAACAGGTCAAGGCATGGTGGCGCAGGTATGGTGACGCGGCCATCGGCATCCCGACCGGCATCGTCTACGACGTGCTGGACGTGGACACGAAGGGCGAGTACGACGGCAGGGTGCACCTGCCCCGCCTGACCCGTCTCGGGCTGCTCAACGGCTGCCAGAAGGTCACCAAGACCCCGAGTGGGGGGTGGCACCTGTACTTCCGCGCAGCCCCCGGTATCACCAACAAGGCCCAAGCCACTCTTGGGCTCGACGTGCGAGGACTGGGCGGCTACGTGCTGGCGGCTCCCTCCTACATCGACGACGAGGAGGAGTCGGTTGGCTCCTACGTCGAGCACGACACCCCGTTGGACCACACGAATGAGCCCCTGTTGTGGGATCTCATCGTCAAGACGCTGGCCCCCATCAACGAGAACACCCGCCAGCCGATTGAGTTGCTGGGCTACGAGCGTCAAGCCTCCATCGCATCCTTGCGCGGGTGGCTGAGCGAGCGCCAGCACGGCGAGCGCAACAACGCTCTGCACTGGGCAGTGAGCCGGTGCATCGACAACGGAATCGACCCGTACGAGTTGATGGAGGTTGCCCTCCTGCTGGGCCTCGGTGAGGACGAGACATCCGCTACGATGAACTCTGCACTCAAACGGGCTGGCCTTCGTCGAGACGATCTCTACACCGAGGTGGAGGCCATGTTCGGAACTGACTGAGCGCAACACGATAGCGAAGACGAGAGGAGGTGAGCAATGATCCAGTTTCCAGAAACCGCTGCTGCCGAGTGGGCGGTCGCTGCTGACGCCGTCGAGGCTGAGCACAAGTTGCGCAAGCGCATTCAACGAGCGACCGAGGTGGAGCGTGAGTCGGACAGGATGTTGGTACGCCACGAGGCCAAGTTGGCTTTCGAGCAAACCATCTCGGGAGCCGAGACCGTACTGGAGATGACGACCCTAGCCAACTACAAGTCAAACCCGGCTGCCGCTCCGGTCGACATGATCGACGGCGTCCTCAAAGCCCAGTCCACGTGCATCGTGATCGGGCCATCCGGATCAGGCAAGTCGACACTGGCCTTGCAGATGACTCACTCACTCATGAGCGGTGACGACTTCCTCGACCAGCCCACCAAGCCCATCATGGGCAGCGTCGGGATCATGTCCTACGACATGGACGCCTCCATGGTGCTCGACTGGATGAGCGGGTTCCCCGGAGTGGACGCTTCCAAGATCAGTGTCGTCAACGCACACAGGCGGGGCAACCCATTGGCGGTGCCTCCGATGCGCACACAGATCATCGCGGGCTGGAAGGCGATCAACGTCGAGGTCGTGGTGATCGACTCGTTCTCGGCGTCCTTCTTTGGGCACGACCAGAACGACGCGGCTGCCACGATGAGTCACTACCGGGAGTTGCAGAGATTCGCGCTCGGTGAAGTGGGGGCCAAGGCGCTGGTCATCATCGCCCACTCGACCGTTGACTCACCGCACAAGATCCGAGGATCGACGGTCCACCACGACGTAGCCGATACCATCATCGGCGTGGAGGGAACGAACCTCGACCCGCGCAAGGTGAGCATGGTCAAGTACAGGGCGGCGCTGGGACAGACGATGATGAACCCCGTCATGGTCACCGAACCTGATAGTGTGACACACCTTGTCAGTATCGACACAGGCCAGATGGTCCTCAACAACATGGCGCTTCCGCCCAGTGTCGCTGCGAGTCAGGCGTTCCCCGACTTCAACGAGGAACCAGATACCGAAGACGACGAGGAGGTCGACGACCTATGAGGGTGGACGTTGACAAGAGTTTCTACCATGAGGCTGACAACGCGGAGGTGGAGTTCGACCGCGCTGAGTTGAAGTGGGCTCGCTACCTCCTGCGTCGTCTGAGGTTCTTGGAGATGCAGGTCCGTGAGTCCGGTGGAATCGCCGGGGGATCGGGCGGTGCGGTGCACGCGGAGTTGGAGATGGAAGCACTCGAATGGGTGCTAGGAGAAGAAGGCATCAACTACCTAGGTGAGCGCGGATTGCGCGATCCGATCAGACAAACGATAGGACAGACATGAAGACCACAGTCATCATCCCGTTCCGCCTACGAGAGGGTGCGGACCCCCGTAGGGCGGCGAACCTCGCCATCGTGCAGGCATGGTGGTACGTCCACGGCTACGACCCCCAGATCGTCTCTGATGGCCTGAGTGGGGATGCCCAGTTCAACCGGCACCGTGCCTACAACAGGGCAGTGGAGCGGTTTCCAGAAACCGAGGTGTTCATCTTCACCGAGGCTGACATGCTCGTGCACCCGAGTCAGATCCGTGACGCAGTGTACGACGCGGATCGCCGTCCCGGTCTGGTGGTGCCATTCACGCAGTACAGGTACATGAGTGACTTGGCCACAGCGCAGATCCGTGACGAGTACCACGACTACCCCGAGGCGCGAGTCACAGAGCGGTGGTCCCGTGCTGTCGATGACAAGCGCGGCATCTTCGGGATGATCCCTGAGTCTGTCATGGACAACGGTCGCTCCATCGGTGCGATCAACGTCGTGAGCCGCAAGACGTTGGAGATGACGGGTGGGTTCACCGAGGCCACGTCCGGCAACTGGTACGACGACAACATCATCGAGGAGGGGTTCGCGTTCCTCACCGGCCAGCCGACTCACTACATCGAGGGTCCGGCTGTCCACATGTATCACCTTCCCGGCCACAAGGGCGCTCACCTGTCCGAGGCTGACAAGGACGCCACGGCTCGCAACTACAAGTTGCTGCGCCAGATGCGCCGCTCTATCCGTCTCGACGGCAGGAGCGCAGTGCGCAACCTGATGGCTACGCGGGTGACGCCATGATCCACACCACGGAAAGGTTTCTGGAAACTCTGCCCCGCACCACCGTGCGCCTACACATAGCGCAAATCCACGCCATCTCGCTGCTCATGTGGAAACAAGGGCGCTACGACGAGTCGATGATGGGGGCTGTCGAGTACAGCCTGCGAAACATCGCCCAGTACACCGCTGAGCCTGAGTTGCGCTACGGCTACGCCGCAGCCCCACCCGCGCCGAACTGGTTGAAGGACGGCGCGCTCGATAGTGCAGCCATCAACCGCGCAGTACGTAAGGCAGCCGAGAGTATGCGAAACGCGCTGGAGCGGATGGGGGCCAACATTCGACAGTCGCGGATAGATCTCCAGCACAGGCGGAAGACGCAAGAGTCGAAGATGACCGACAGCGAGTACATCGCCAAGGTCGCCCGAGAGCAACGTCGGATCGGGCTCGGCCACGTACAGGCCGAGGTCGCCCGTGCCAGGAAAGAACTGAACCTGCCAGTCGTTGCACCACTTACCAGAAAGGCAAAGCCGTGAGGGACCAGAAGAAAGTCACGCCCATGGACGACGGTATCCGTGAGCGCAACGTGGGCGAGGCTCGCCCCAACGCACCCCGCCAGTGCTGGGCCATCAAGACTCTGGTGGCCGAGACAGCGGTGCTGTTTCCAGAAACTCCCGTCGAGTACAGCGACTACGACGGGCGCAACACGGCTCTTTCGGTGACGTTCGACCTGACATCCCTGCCGGGCGGGGACTCGGTGCTATTCAACAACCTGATGGCGATCCTCGACACCGATGAGCGAGTCAAGGAGGTGATCGCCTCTGACTATGATCAGGCGTACGTGCTCATGCACTCCAACCCCCGCACTCAGGACAGTCGCGATCCGTTCGGTCTTGACGACGCGCTGAGCATCTTGTCAGATGACGAGGACACCGAGGACGGCTTCCTGTCTGCGACGGTCGGCGGCGCTCCGTGGACCGACAAGGACTTTCTGGCGCTGGACGGTGAATCACTGTGATCAAGTGGCCTGAGATCCCCTACAGCACTGCGTTGGTCACCGCACTTGTGCTCGCCATCATCGCGCTCGTGCTGCTCCTGTCGGTGCTGGCCGACCACATCATCCGCCAGTCCGCGTGGACGCTCGACGACGTGGAGGACGATCACGTGGAGTTTGTCGCTGAACTCATGACCGCGTTCGAGGACCGGCTATGGGCTGAGAAGATCCGTGCGCTGGCGGATCGCTACGACTCTGATCAGGGCATCCGTGAGATGACCATCCTGCGCCGTGAGGTCGAGAAGCACAGGGCCACGGGCGGGCCTACCCTCCCGGCTCTGTGGCTGTGTCTGCAAGCCGACCGCATCGACCCGCCCCAAGAGTTCGACAAGAACGAAGTCGCGTACGCAGAGTACGACATGACGGGAAAGAGAATCACATGAGCATCGAGACCGACTACGCCACGCTGCGGCGTGTGATCCATGAGCACAACCCCACCGGCTGGGCCGTCGAGTTCGGTGTCTACACCGGCTACTCACTCGGCATCATTGCGGCCCACATGCCCGTCATCGGGTTCGACTCCTTCGAGGGTCTACCCGAGGACTGGCGTCCCGGCTTCCCCAAGGGAAAGTTCTCCCGCGAGGACAAGCCCTCGCTCGGGGTGAGCCTGATCCCGCCAGCCAATGCCATGGTAGTGCCGGGCTGGTTCACCGACACCCTGCCGGACTTCCCCTTCCCCTTCGAGGACGTTGGGCTGGTGCACATCGACTGCGACCTGTACTCCTCCACCGTCACCGCGCTCAACGCCATCACGGACTCTCTCCGGTACGGCTCGGTCCTCGTGTTCGACGAGTATCACTCCTACCCCGGTGCAGAGAATCACGAGGAGAAGGCGTTCACCGAGTGGCTGGACAAGACCAGCATCCCTGTGTACGAGATCGCACGCGGTGAGGGCGAACACGCCCAAGAGGCGGCGTTCAAGATCGGGCACCGGAATCTCGATCTCAGCGGAGGGATCTGATGAGCATCGCGAGCAACTGCGGGTCCTGTATGGCGGGCGACCACACGCGGCACGACCGCGACCACGGCATCCGTGAGGGCGTGATCGGTGGCACCTACTGCGACTGCTCCGGGGACTGCGCCGAGCGGGCAGAGGCTCGTGGCGAGGAACTGCGCGCTCTCCTCACCGCCCCCGAGGCCACCGACCCGACCCCCGACGAGCCAGTAGTTCACCTCGACGCCGAGACGCGGGTTCCGGTCGGTGTATCCAAGGCGTGCCCATCAACCGTTGTCGCACATCTCGGGGCAGTGCACCCCAGTGGCGCGGTCCTCCGGTGCGGCCTGCTCGACGACGGCCACCGCAGACACGTTTTCCACATCGAGTGGACCGACCCAACTGACACACCACCATCTCTCGGCGACCGCATGAAGGCCGCCAACAAGCCTACGAGGAGGCCGCGATGAGCGACCTTGGCGACCGCGCGCTCAACGAGGAGGTGGACCGACAGGTGGCCATCGAGAAAGCACAAGCGGCAGGACCAATGACCGACCCGACCCCCGGCGAGGCGAGGCTGAGCGACGATGTGCGACAGCGGATCGTGATCGCGCTATGCAAGGCAGACGGGATCTCCAACAGCCTTGGCGTGACAGACGCCATCGTGGGAATCGAAGACTTGCGAGCACTGCTCACCGCCGAGGTGTCGCTCGCTGCACGCCTCGCCGCCCGTGACGCCGCCCTTGATCTGGCCTCCACGTACCGCCTCGCGGGAGACGAGTACCTGCGCCACGCTGAGGCAGCCGAAGCCGAGGTGGAGCGATGGAAGAACCACGCCTTCTCCCTCACTGATGAGCGGGACGACCTGCGAGCCGAGGTGGCCGACCTGCGGGCGAAGGTGGAGCGGGTGGAGGCGCTGGCCGACGAGTGGGGGCCGATGGCGCGTGTGCCCGGACGCCCCGAGTCGTGGTTTGGGGTCCACGCCCGCGTCCGTGCCGCTCTTGGGGGTGAGCACGCATGAAGGTTTCCAGAAACCCCACCCGCGATCACCTGAGCAAGCCGAAGACGCAGGAGGTTGGTCTCGCCATCATCAGTACCAACGAGTACGGAATGCTGTTCTGCTCCTGCGGTGGGTTCTCCGCTCTCGACAAGCGGAAGAAGGTCCGCGAGGACCGAGCGGAGAGGCACATCAACAAGAAGCACGACGGGAGAGGAATATGGCTCTGATGTGTAGCGACTGCGGATTCCCCGCACGCGAGATGACCAAAGCCGCGCTGAGTAAGGGCAGCAGTGTGCGCGAGCCCGGAGAGGCGCTGTGCGGCGGCTGCTCATCACGCCGTGTCCTGATGGTCCTCGCTGTGAACAAACTGCCGGGCAGCCTGTCCGACATCCGAGCCAAGAGAATGTCGGTGGCGTGATGGCTGACGACATGGGTGCGTCCGAGTCCGAGGATGGTGGCTGGGACCTGCTGTGGGAACGCGCAGGCAAGGTCGTCTCATGGGTTCTTTTGAAGAAGGAGAACGACTGATGCTGCTCATCTGCCCGGTACGTCCCGGCGACACCAACGAGGAACTGCGCTACGCCATGCGCAGTTGGGAGGCCAACCTGCACCTGACCAACACGTTCGGAGAACCGTCACCACTCGAACTCATGATCGTGGGTCACTGCCCGCCGTGGGTTAAACCCGACTGGCACATCGAGGGCAACCGCTACAAGTCGATGCCGTTCGCGGTGTTCGACAACGTCGCGCTCGGTGCCCACGCAGCGGCCCAAGGTGGGTGGGAGAGGTGCGTCTACATGAACGACGACTTCTTCTGCATGGACCCGGTCGGTGCCATCCTCCCGGTGCGCCGCAACATCACACTGGACAAGCACATCGCGAAGTTCTCCCCCGAGGCGTCAACGTGGTGGCCCCGTTCCTTGCGCCTGACGGCCTCGTGGCTCTCGGAGGTGGGATTCCCCCACCCGTGGTCCTACGAGGTCCACAGGCCGCTGCCAGCGTCCCCCAGCGCGATGATTGAGGCCCTGTCCCGGTGGGATCTGGCCTCCGGGGACATGGTTCCGCAGTGGAGGACCATCTACGGGGTGCTCAACAAGGTCGAAGCCCATCCTGTGGTCGACGCCAAACTGAGCCCCAAGTCGCACGGGATCGGCACGCCTTGGCTGAGCACGTCCGACCAGACGTGGAGGCGCTACGCCTTGGAGTTCCGCAAGCGTTTCCAGAAACCATCTCGCTGGGAGATCGCCTGAGTTAGACCGCGTCGCCGACGCGGGTACAGGCGAAGCGCCACCAGATGTACTGCCCGGCAGTCGCAGCCGGGTCCATCACGAAGATCACAGAGAAGGCGGTGTCTACACCGGTAGCCCACACCGTGAAGGGGATGTTGACAGTAGAGCCAAGATCGCAACTCAACTGTCCGAGGTCAGTCGTAGCGTTGTCGTTCGGCACCCTCGCGTAAACATCCCCCACGGCGGTGCCGGTGTAGTCACCGACCTGAATGTGCCCAGTGTAGATCCCCTGCTTGCGGATGCGGATACCACCGTCTGACGGTTCGTAGGTGCCCTCATCTCCGATGGTGACCATGTCTGTGGGCGGCATGAGCACCACGACCTGTCCGGGCTGGCAGTAGGTAGCCGTGCGCTCGTAGCCTCTGGCCGAGTCGCGGATGCGCTGTCCGGACCAGTTGGACCATCCCAACGTCTCAGGGTCGGTGGGACTGCGCGTGAAGGTGCGGCTGTACTCGTTTCCGGAAACCAGTCCGGTGAAGACCTGACGCCCGCCCAGTTCCGCGTCCGAGATGACGTAGCCGACGAACGCCTCGCTGTCATCGGGCGCGTTGTCGGCACCGGCCTCAGCGGAGTAGTAGCCGTTGAACGTGGCGAGCAGATCGTCGAAGTCGTTGATGCGCACCGAGTTGCCCGAGATGCCGGGACCGACCAGATCGGACGCCTGACGGATAACGGGCCTGCGGTCTGCCACCTCCAGCGTCTTCTTCTGGTGCAGCAGGTAGTCCTCCCCATCAACAGGTGTGCGCCAGTTCTCCTTCGTCATTCGCCCTCTCCCACTTCGGTGTCGTCGCGGTTGAACGGCGACATGGTGACGGTGATGACTTCGTCACCGTCGCGCTCGACGACCTTGACGGCGTCCAACTTCTGCGAGGCCACCACGGTGCGAAGCGTACCCGTCGAGCGCAGCGGGATGATGACTCCGGGCACGAGGTGCTGGATCGAGATCACCGTGTCAGGGTTGATGCGGGTGTTGTCCGGTACGCGCACGACCACCGGCATCGGGTAGCGATCGTCGAGAGATCGAGCAGCCGACTGGGCGAACGACTCCCGCACCTCAGTGAGTCCGGCCTCGGTGTAGGTGCCCGACTCCTGCGCGGTGTCAGAGGCCCACGTCGAGGACAGCATCTCGACGAGCCCGTAGAAGTCGTCGTGTCCATCCTCGTCCAGTTTGTCGGCCTCGCCGTAGATCCCGTTGCCGTCGCTCACCGCGTACACGTTGGCACCGCTCATGCCGTAGACGCTCACGATGGGTGCGTTACCCAAGTTGGCGTCGGTGAACTCGGGCAAGGTCCCGATGCGGTGCTTGGTGCCCCACAAGATGATGCGCCTGCCCACCGCTGTGTAGTCCAGTCCGGCGTTCGAGGCCATGTCGTCGACCTCCTCGAACCCGGTACGGCTGTAGGCGGGCAACGAGCGGTACTGCTTGGCGTCGTCTTCGCGCACCGCCACCGTGAGGTAGTCGAGGATGTTCGGGTCGTCGGGGGCGAAGATGTTCTGCAACACGCGGGTCGCCCGGTCAACGACAGTAGCGCCAGCCGTGGGGCTGTCACCCGAGTCGATGAACGCCTGCTTGATGATGCGCCGGTAGGCGTAGTTCATCACGTCCTTGGCTTGGACGACGACTCGATCGTTGCGGTAGGTGAGCGTGCTTATCGGCCCTTCCCACACGCGCTCAACCCCATAGCCGTTGTCGCGGAACAGCGCCATCTCGTAGGCCCACGGCTCCAGCGTGGCGAGGAGGTTACCGCAGTCGATGCCCCAACTGGACACAGTGACCTCGGCCACGCTGATGTCGTCACGCACCCGGTTCCACTCGACCGAGGAGACTCCCGTGAGAGTGCCCACGAAGTCGACCCCGCCACGGCGGTAGATCTGCACGGTGTGGGTGCCGCACCCCAGCGTTGCCCCGTCGATGGTGTCGCCGGGGTCAGGGATGACTGAGCCTGACTCAGGCACCGGCACGATCCAGAAGCGAGCGACATCGCTGAAGGCTGAGGTCTCACCCGGCGTGCCCTCGATGTCCTCGGTTGTCTGCACTCGCCATTCGTAGGCGTTTCCAGAAACCAGATCGAAGCCACTGACCAACAGCGAGGAGGACGACGAGTCCTCATCCACCAGCGTGGTCCATGCGGTGTCTCCTACCTGTCGGATCTGCACCAGCCTGTGACCTTGGGGCCACGGACCATCGAAGTAGGTGTTGCGGTACTGCCACACCAAGGTCACGGCGGTGCCCTCGACGACAGCGATGCTGTTTGTCGGACTGATCGCCAGCGGCTTAGGGACCTGCTCGCTGATGGCAAAGGTCACCGGCTCCGACCACGGAGACGTGTTCGACTCGGGGTAGATGTCAGGAGTGAACTGCCCGGTGGAGTCACCCAACGGGGGAATCTGGTACGCCCCCAGCCACGGGTTGACTCCGGTGCTGTTGGGGAAGGGGTGCCCGTAGTCGAACGTACGCATCCGGACCTGCCAGTTGCCCGAGGGCAGATATGCGTTGTACGCATCCGTTGTCGGCTGACCCCCACAGCGAATCTCCAAGTCCCTGAGCCACCATGGTGAAAACGCCCCGAGCCACGTCCGGTCCTCCCCCATCGGGATGGGGATCTCTGTCGTGCCGTCGATGTACCAGCCGGTGCCCTCGGAGCCATCGGCGTTGTTGATGAGAAGGTCAGACCACTCGGGAGTCGGGTTGTCGACAGTCGGGGTAGGTGCGTACTGGATCTGCACGCCAGCGAAGTCGTCGAGGTCGTTTGGCCCACCGTCTCCGGGGAAGGACGCGATGCGGTCAGGCCCCTGCGGAGTGAACGTCAGGTTCACCGTCGAGCCAGCGAACGTAGTGATCTTCGCCGAGGGCGTGAGGATCTTCGGAGCCGTTGGTGTCCTGTTCATCCACAGTGAGATGCCTCGACCGATGTCTTCGACAGGTGCCACAGGGGTGTCGCTGACCGCCGTTGGCGGGACTCCCATGTCGACCACGAAGACGGGGATGATGGCAAGCCAATACTTGGTGTTTGGATCCGTGAGAGCCGAGGTGAGCCCGACAGTGCCGAGGTCCTTCAAGTTCCCCGCCGTGGTGCGGGAGCGACTGAGCCGGGACTGCACCACCGAGTTGGTTTTGATCTGCGTGATCGTCGGGGTGACACCCGGAGCGAACGCCGAAGCGGGGGCGAGGTAGGCATTGGCCGTCATGAACCGCCCTGCGGCGGCTGTGACATCGGCTGCGTCGAAGGCCAGCGCTGCCCACCACGTCAGTCCCGGAATACCAGTGTCAGCCCCGATGGTGATCGCGTACTGAGCCCGCTCGCCGACGTTCGCGTCCACCACACCCGGAGACGAGAGGTAGTACGGGACATTGTAGGTGCCCCACGGCTGAGCGATGTAGGACACCGCAGGGGCTCGTCCATAGCCGTTCAGCATCCCGCCCGGAGGATCGAGGGCAAAGAGGTTGGTCCACGCGACCACGGTGTTTCTCGCTCTCTATCGTTTCTGGAAACTAGTCCGACTTGGGCACGAGTGTAAGGGCAGCCCGCACGGTGCCGCCGCCATCACTCGAACCGTCGATCACATCGAGCGTAACCAGCAGACCTTCAGGATCGTTGAACGGTGTCCATGTCATCGGACGCGCACCTGTGGTGAACACGACGCTGTCCGCACGGCGCACAGTTGTGCTGACCCCGTCCCACAGGTAGGAGGCTTGCTGCTCTCCGTCGATGATGAACTCCCCACCGGGAGGCAGGTAGGTCACGATGGCGCACCACAGCGGGTCGCAGATCACGTCCGGCCCAGACTCCTGAGACCAGATCGAGACCCGCACCATGCGAGCCTCCTCGTCCGTGGTCAGCGTCAGCATCGGCACCAGCCCGAGAGCCGAGGGCTCGGTGGGCTCCAGCCGGACCCAGAAGCGGTCGATGGTGACGCCGGGGATCAGCGTCCAACCCTCGGGGTAGAAGTCGGGCGCGGTGGGCGGTGCTACCAACGCGGGGTACAGCGGGTCGTAGACGGGCGAGTAGTCGTAGACCGGGCACTCCTGCTCAACGAAGGTTTCTGAGCCGCTGGAGGCCACGGTGGGGCCGCTCACGACCCCTCCCAGCCCGGTGAACTGGTCGATCTCGTCGCCGTACTCGTAAGGATCGTTGGCCGTCCACGTGAACGTCACCATCCACACCGCCGAGCAGTGGTTCGACCACTTGCGCGTGACCGAGCCGCCGCGAGTCAGGCTCACGTCTCGACGGTGCATCTGATCCGGCACCGGCTGATCGCTCTCCTGCTCGGAGGAGAAGTAGCGTAGGTCCGACCCGGCGCAGAAGGTCCGTGCTCCACCCGTGGACAGCATCCGGTCGAGCCACGCCTTGCCGAACTTCGCCCCCCTCTGAGTAGATGCGATCAGCGCCACGCTGGCAACCAAGGGCAGCGTCTTGTTGCGAGCCTTGCCTGAGGAGCCACCATCGGTGATGTACTCGACCGTGACGGACTCACGGGTGGAGTCGTCGATCCCGCTGAGCGAGAGCATCACCACGCCCGCGAACTCCGAGGAGGCGGGGACACCCGCGTCGTACCACGGGGCGTTCGTGATCAGGTTGTAGCCAACGCCACCGAGGGCGCTCTGAATCCATGCGACATCGTCGGGGTCGGTCCACATCGCCTCGATACCCAACTCCTCTGCCAGTTGCGCCGAGCGTGAGAGGTTGACCACCTCCACGTCGTTGTAGAGGAACCAGCCGTCGTATGCCATGTCAGAGCCTTCCGACAATCTCGTTGAGGACTTCAGTCGCAACAGCGTGCGGGTCTTCAGTGGGGGTCACGATGTCGCCGGTCCACAGCCACTGGGGTCCGGACTCGTTTCCAGAAACACCGTCCTGCCCGGTGGCGCTCTGCGCGGCACGTACCCGCTCGGCTGCGTCGTAGGCGGCGACTTCGGGGCTGGCCGCAATCCGGCCAAAGAGTCGCGCAGAGGCAGCGTCGACCTTGCCGTGCTGGTTGTCCAGCCCGACGACCGCACCATCACCGACGTTGTCCATCATGGCGATGAGCACACGGCTCGGGCTGGCGATGCCGAGTGCCTGCTTGATGGCGAGCGCGATCATGTTTCCGAGGTTGAACGCCGCCAGTTCGAGTTCCGCTGACAGGCTGGTCAAGCCTTCGACGAGACCCCTCGCTGCGTCGACACCAGCCTGATACATGCGAGTCGCGGCGGCGTCTCCGAGCGTGCTCGCCTCCCCGCTGATCTGAGCGATGAGCGAGTTGACCTCGGAGATGGAGCCCTGACCGCCCGCGACGAGAGCCGCCGCGTAGGCCGAGCCCCCCTCGACACCAGCATCGACGATCTGCTTGTACGCCTCAGCAGACAGACCGTTCGCCAGCAGCAGTCGCAGGTTCTCCTGAAAGGTCCGGATCTTGGCGAGACGTTCCTGCAAGTTGTCGGTGATGTCGCGAGCGGTGAGGGCCTGCTCGACACCCGCGATGGACTTCGCCTGAGCGCTGAGCAGAGAAGCGAACGACTTGACCGACTCCGCGACCTGCGCCGAGTAGTTGTCACGCAGGGTGATGGCTGCGGCCAGTTGCTCGTTGGCTGCCGTCAGTTGCTCGGCAACGATGCGACGGGCCTCTGCGTAGTCGGCCAGCGTGACGTTCTGCGCGGCCACCCCGCTGATGAGGGCGAGGACGTTGTCCATGTTGACGGTGCCCTGCACGGACAGCACGTAGTTGGCGTAGTCCAACTGGGCCTGCGAGGCACTGGCGTTGTTGATCATCTGCTGAGCAGCGGCCTGTGCCTCATCGACGATCTTGGCCCCTCGCTGAGTGGCGAGACCGAGGTTGGCGTCTGCCTTCTTCAGAGCCTCCAGCGCCTTCTTGGCCTCTGCCGGATTGCTTGCCGACGCCACAGCCTGCACCGCTGCGTCGTAGGCAGCCTGAGCCGAAGCGATCATCGAGTTGCGAGTGGCGTTCGCCGCGTCGATGGTTGCCTGCGCCCGCCCTGTCGCGTCTTCGAGCGCACCCGAATTCGTGAACTGCTCGATGAGTGCGTTGAACGAGGTCGCGATGGCCGAGAAGTCGGTGGACGTGGCTGCCTCGGAGACGGCATCGAGTATCGACCGACCCGCGCCACTGAGCAGATCGCTCAGGGCGGTGGTCGCGTCATCGAGAGCCTTGGCGATGGTGGCTCGGGCCTCACGGGCAGACGCCCTGATCTCGTCGGCCACCCTCCCCGCCTCGTCGAGCATCTGCGCGGCCCACGCCAGATAGGGGTTGACCCACTCCTGCCCCTCAGCGAGTCCACCCTCGAAGTGCGTCGGTCCCTTCTTGCCACCCTTGGTCGGGTCAGGCATGTTGCCGCCATGCGACTCGAAGGTGTTGTCGAGCGCGGTGTTGCCTGACGCGGTGAGGCCAGCCAGAGCAGCGTTGGCCGCAGCAACCGCAGGGTCGATGACGGGTCCGATGATCCCGTTGCCGCCACCGCCACCGGGCAGATTGGCGAACTGGTTGGACAGGTTGGTGAGTTGCGAGGTCAGCGTTCCCGGTACCTGCCATCGGGCGAGGTTGTCTGCTGTCGATGCCGAGTCGCTGGCAATCCTGCTCATGGCGTCCTGCAACAGGCTGGCTCCGGGGATGGCGTCGGAGAGGCCGACAGGAAGCCAGTCGATTGCGTCCTTCGCCTCCTTGCCCCACTTGACCACCGCTTCGAGGGCCTTCGCGATGTCCCAGATAACGTCGATGATTGCCGAGTTGTTGAGCGCCACCAGCACATCGCCGATACCGATGATGGCGTCACCGAGCAACTTGGCGAACTTGCGCGCTTTCTTGAACCAGTTCTCCAGCCGGTTCTCCCGACTGATGTAGTCGGTGAATCGACGCACCCCGTTAGCCATCGACTCGAAAATGTTGTTGCCAGCGCGCTGTCCTCGGGGGTTGAACAGCACGGTCGAGAGCAGCCCGCCGACCGCCTTGACGAAGTCCCACAGGGAGCCAAGCGCATCGAGCGCACGCTTCACGAAGTCGACGACAGCGTTCTGTCCACGAGCCGACGTTGCCCAACGAGCGAAGTCGGTAGCCACCCGAGCCAAGTATCCGGAGAAGCGCTGCACCGAGGGCATGATGGCCGCGAGCACGCCGCTGATGCCGTTGAGGAACCCACCGAACGCGGTGCTCAGGTTGGTCACGATCCGGGGCAGTGTGGTGGTCAGCGAAGCGATGAGCATCTGGAAGCCGGGGCCGGACAGGGAAGCCGTGAGGATGGTCCCGGCTCGTGCGAAGGCACCGCCCATCACCTCAGCCAGAGGCTTGACCAGTGCCAACGCTACCTGCAACTGGTGAGACCAGATCTCGAACGCGGGGACCATCTGCCGGATCATGATCTGGCCCAGCCCCGTAGCGACAGCCTTCAAGGGCTGAAAGGCAGACGAGAGCGCCTTGATCTGGCTATTGGTCATGGACGTGAACGCCAGCGTCACCAGCCCAGCGGCAGCGGCAAGGGCCGTGAACGCCCCAGCACCCACAGCGAGTGCACCCACCAGCGCAGAGGCGATGGTCGAGGCCAGCGCGACGACGATTCCGAGCAGGGCGCTGGCGATGCTGACAAGCACGGACATGACTGCTACGACGGCACCGAGCCCAATCGCCAGTGCGGGCAACGAGGCGAGCAGGCCGCGAGCACCAGCGCCCATCTTGGTGAACAGCGCGCCGATGCCGCCGCCCTCACCACCGAGGCTGCTACCGAGGGCAATCAGTTTCTCGACACCGGAGATCGTGTTGCCGATGGTCTTACCGATCAGGTTGAGCGCGTTGTTGCGACTGCCCGCGCCGAGCATCCGACCGATGAAGTCCCCGATGCCACCCTCGTCCTTCTTCTTCTTGCCGTTTCCAGAAACCAGATTGGCGAGCAACTTTCCGATGTTCGACTCCTCGTCCCCGAGGCTCGACTCGATGCCGTCGATCAGAGACGCTGCGAAGCGGTTGCCGACGCGCTCACCGACACGGTCGATGAAATCATCGTCGAAGGCTCGACTGACTCCCCGGCGCACACCCTCGGAGTTGGACGCGAGCCGATCCCCCAACTCGTTGCTGATCTTGTCGCCCATCGACTTGACCTTGTCGCTCATCCGATCGACGAAGGTCTCACCAGCCTCATCGCCTGCCTTGGCCGCAGCCGCACGAGCCGAGAGCCGGTCTCCGAGTCGAGTCGCCACCCGATTGCGCATACGGTCCAAGAAGCCCTCAGAGAACCCCTCGCCGTACTTGTCGCCGTGTTCCTTGCCCTTGCCGTCGATGTCCTTACCGGCATCGTCAACGGCATCAACGATCTCCTCGTTGATGCCGGACCCGTCGGCGGTGATGGCAACGTACGCCTGCCCTACTCGTGTACCTCGGCGCACGTCCTACCCCTTTGCCATCATCTTCATGAACGACTCGGATTCCAACTCGATTGCGGCGTCACTATCCGCGTCCTGCCACTCCAAGAGTTCATTGAGATCGGCAAGCCACTCGTCGAGTTTACCGTGCTCGACCCTCTCGATGGCCCATGCGAGCACAAGACTGGCATACCGATAGGGCTTTTGGCGCAACAGGTTGATCTGGTAGTAGTGCGCCGAGATGGCCCCGAAGTGGTCAGCCCCGATCTGGCACAGTCTCACTGCCACCGGATAGGGCCGGGCGAAACCACTCGGCGGTCAGGTGCTCGAAGATGCCCTCGATGGTCTTGGGGTGGATCTTCTTCCCCTTCTCCCGGCTCAGCAGGCGACCCTCCAAGTAGTCCTTGTCGTCACCGTCAAGGGATTCGAGCATGATGTTGATGATGGAGGCGAAGCGGTTCTCCTTGGACTGGCCGCGACCGAGGCTGGCGAGCAGGAAGGTCAACTGACCCTCATTGGGGCGGTACGCCTTCATGACACGACCGTCGAGTGAGAACTCGACGTACGGCCCCTTGTCGACCTCATCGGTCGCGTCCTCGCGGGACTTGCCCTGCGCCATGAGCGCGGCGATCTGGTCCTCGCGCTCCTGTTCTGCGGCGTCATCCTCGATGGCGCTGATGAACTCCTTCACGGGAGTCTCCTTCTCTTGGTCGGAACCCTAGTGGTGATACGGTACCACGGTTTCTGGAAACCGCTGTCAGCCGTCGAACTCTCCGGCGTCAATGAACAGGTCGGCGGTGCGGATGGACCAGTGCACCCGCTTCTGCTGCCCGGTGCCGTAGATCACGAGGAACCCCTCGGCGTTGTAGCCGACGATTCGATCTCCGGGATGGCGCATCTTGTAGGCGCGCATCTCAGCCTTGGCTGCGTCGAGGGCTCGCTGCAACTTGGACTTCTTCGGACCCTTCGGCTTGGGCGGGCGCTTGGGCTTGTTCGGCTTGGTGGTCGACTTCGATCCAGCGGGAGTCTTCGACCGGCTCCGGGGCTGTCCTCCATTGCGTCCCAGTTCGCGGTGCTGTGTCCACGCCTCATCGCGCCACGCACGCCACGTCTCCAACTCAGCGATGAACGCTCCGTCAGCCGGGGTGTTGCCTCGGAAGTTGTCCATGCCACTGGGCAAGGCGCTGAGGGCACCGCTGATCTTCGGCCCACCCTCGCCGGGGACTTGGAAGGATCGCATCCGCATGGACTGGAATCCGCGCTTCAGGCCCGCAGCGAAGTAGCCCTGCCCCTTCTGGCCCTTGATCCAGACTCGGGTGACTCGACGGGTGCCGGGACCACCCGGACGCCACGTGTGCTCGTACAGGCTGCCCTCGCCCCTGTTCCACGGCGGCAGGATCTTCGCCGGGTACGGCCCCGAGCCGTTGAACACACCCGTGCCCTGATCGACGTACCACGCATGCGGTGCACCGGAGCCGACAGCCGAATAGACCCGCATGCGACCGGGCTGGTATGTGGTGCTCGCCGTAATGGTGGACTTCAGCGGCCTGCCGTAGTGCGCCCATCGGGGACGTTTGTTGGTCGGTGCTTCCTGACTCGTGAATGCCCGTACACGCTGGGAGAAGCGGTTGGTCCATCGGCCCACGTCACCCGTGGCAGCGAACAGCACCTCGCCGTGGGCCTCGACCACCACGTTGGCACCACGTCTACGAATGCGACGAACGAGAGGCATCAGATCTCCAGCGTGAAGGTCCAGATGCCGCCGTACTCCCCGCCGGTCGGACCCATCGGCGACCACGTGCCGATCTCCAGCCCATCAGCGCGGTCCTCGATGGCCTCGCACGACAGAGCAGCACACATGACAGCCGACATGTCCTGCATCGACTGAGCGTGGGCCTCCAACACCTGAGTCGCAGTCGGGGCCTCACCCTCCTCCATGATCGGGAAGCACCGCACTACGCCAACTTCGAGATCAAGGCGCAGGGTCATCGAGCACCCATCACCGCCGAACGAGTCGACAGTGCGCGGCTGGATGGAGGAGACTCGCACCCACATCTGCGAACACGGGTTCTCCTCGCATGCCGCGGAGTCCTCCTCGTCCTCGTCCGGGTTGAACGGGACGTAGGTCTCGCCGATGGTCAGGCTGTAGGAGCACATGTCCGTCAGCGCCTCACCGATGCAGCCGGTGAGGAGAATCAAGGTCAGGGTCAGGTCGTCAGCGCCGGTTTCTGGAAACTCGTCCGAACCGATGGGCGTCTCGCTCATGCCGCATCCTTCACACAGGCCCAGATGTTCTGCTGAAGCGGGGTGCCGGGAGACTCACCGGGAGCCAGCACAGTGACCTCACCGGGGGTGTAGCCCTCGGGGCATGCCATACCAGCGGGGCCGATGGGTCCGATAGGTCCAGCCGGTCCAGCCGGACCCTGCGGACCCGCAGCCCCGGTGTCGCCCTTGTCGCCCTTATCGCCCTTGTCGCCCTTCGACCCTGTGTCGCCTTCTGGGCCTTCGGGACCGACTGGCCCCTCAGGACCGATCGGACCAATGATGGACTCTCCAGGCAGGCCGCGTAGTCCTCGCAGACCGCGAGGCCCCTCAGGTCCGGTCGCTCCCACAGCGCCTTCGGGTCCCGTGTCCCCAGTCGCGCCAGTAGCACCGGGTGGACCCTCGATGATCTCGGGGTCGACCGGGGGCTCCTGTACCGGCTGGAGATCGTTGCGTTCGAGACGCCGGTTCGCCTTCGCCAACGCCTTGCTCTGCGCCTTGGTCGTCTCGACCACCTGATCCAGCGTCTCGCCACGAGCAGTGGACTCCTCGTCCAAGTGCTTGTAGCCAGTGCTCAACTGAAACAGAGCCCAGACCATCCATGCGATCACCAGAACAGCAACCGCTCCTGCGACGTACCACGCGATGCGGACGACCTTGTTCGACGGTACTGGCATCCTGTGCATCTCAGATCCTCCCAAGGATTGACGCCACGTAGAGCGCCACAGTCACCAAAGTGGTGATCGTGAGCCCAGCGCCCCAGAGAAGCACCTGACGCCGGAACGCGGCGTCTGCGTTTCGTTCAAAGGTGATCGTGGCGTGGTCCTTATCGTGCTCGCTCCAGTGAGCGGCGTCCGCACGACGGTCGGCCAGATACACCTCCTTGCTCAGATAGATCTCCGGGTTCCGTTCCTGCCGACGCTCGATTGCGTCGACTCGACGAACCACCTCTCCGAGTGTCTGTGGCTCATTCGGCATCAGAGCGATCCAACCCTTCCCGGTACTCCGCCACCAGTGCGACGAGGGGCACTGGCGCGAGGATCGAATACGACAGCGTTGCGAGTGGGCGATCCAGCCGGTGCCCACTTCAAGATGAACTGGTCGACCTCGTCGATCTCGGTCAGACCGTTAGGCCACAGCCCAGCCTCGATGGTGAACGACACACCGTTGCGGTTGACGGTACGCACACCGCGAGGAAGCGAGCACTTGCCCTTCGGCTTGCAGCCCTCTGCGAACTGAAGCGCGAGCAGGGCCACCGCGATGCGACCGTCCGCACTCACGGCGTGCGACTTGGAGTAGGTGATCGACCACGTACCAGGCTCAGTGTCGGGCTTGCTGAGGTTCTGCGTCTCGGGTACGGGCGAGGGGCCTTCGCCCTGCCACACCAGAAGGTGACCGTTGTCGAGTCGCCAGTCGCCGTCCCACAGGTCGACGTTCACGCCGTCGATGACCATCGACTCGATGTAGCCCACAGGACCGGGGATGTCGATCTCGCTGAGCGGGCCACACCAGCGGTCACGGTGCGAACAGTCGTTGTACCAGAGCCCGTCACGGATGTGGGGGTTCCAGCCACATCCGCAACGGGACTTCCGGGGACACGGTCGGATGGTGATGGGGCACGTGCCCACCCGACCGTACGTGAGGGTCAACAGCGACGACGTGGCAAGCATGAGCGAACGCTCCTGCACGTCGGGGTCGTAGGTATCCCACTTGTCTTGGTGACAGGTGAAGTCCGGTTCCCACGCACACGTCATCTCAGAAACCCTCTCGTTGTTGGGCTGAGTCTACCGGACTCAGTGTCGGTCGGGACTTCCGGACTCACCCTCGCTGCCCCACAGGGGCTCGTCCGGGTACGCCTGCCCGCCCAGACCCTCGTAGGACTCGTCGTCCTCCTCGTCGACCTCCTCGACGACAGGCACGTCGCTGGTCACGACATCCGCGTTGGGGAGAGCCCACGTGGCGACGGCTGTGGCGATGATCGCGAGGATCGTCAGCACCTTGCCAACCTCGGTATCGGCGGTGTAGACGCCGAGGAGAGCCGTGGCGATGGTGCCCACGAGGGTGGCGATGGCCTTCATGTAGGCCAACGGGTTGGCTTGACTGGTGACAGTCGTGTTCATGGTGTAGTGCCTTTCCTTGTCGGTTTCTGGAAACGTCAGAGCCGGATGCGGGCTCGGACGCCGTGCTTGTGGTCAGTGGGCGCGGTGAACAGGGAAGCATCCCCGTCCCGGTTGGACCCCATCTTGTCGATGCCCCTGCCGCGCAGCCACTTGAAGCCCCGTGGCATTGCGAAGGGTTCGACCATGTTGGTGTCACCCATCGCGATGACGATCCGGCCCTTGGCCTGATTCTCGCGAACCAATTCACGCAGCAGCGCCTTGGACTCACGCCGCGCCTGACGCAGCCACCGCTGGTCGATGACCTTGGCACCATAGACGAAGTGCGTGTTGAGCACAGCAACCTGCTTGCCCGAGTGGAGTTTGAGGATGACCTCGGTGATGGAGCGCTCGTCGTAGAAGCCGGGCCACTTCTTGGCGTTCGCCGCCGTGGTGTTGGCCTCGTGGATCAGGTGCACCCGACCGTGGGCGAAGGTGAGCCGAGACCTGCGCCAGAACACCGGGTTGGGCGTGCGGTCCAGCCCGAACGTGTCATATCCGTGCTCCTTCGCGAGAGCCTTGTAGATGGCCCGCTGCTGGACGTGGAAGGACTCGTTGACCCCAAGCACGGCACCTCGTGCCGCAGCCTTCTCCCAACACTCCTTGATCTTGGCGGCACCGATCTTCGCCGGGATGTTGATCAAGGCCACCGACAGCGTCGGCTGCTTCTTGGGCAACTGGCGCTTGATGTAAGCGTTGAGGTTGAAGATCGTGGCCGCGATGTTGGGCGGGAACCACGACGGGTCGTGCTCGTGGCCTGCCAACGCCGTGCGGTGCCAGTAGTAGTCCTCGATCTGCGCCGAGGCAACCCTCTTGCCGAACAGGCTGAAGCCGCCGTCCACGTACTTGCCGACCTTGAACCCCGCCTCAGCGAAGTCATCGACCACCGAGCCGCCCGATCGCGGGGGCAGGGTGAAGCCATGGATGTGCTCGCCGAACGCCGGGGGCCTGCGGTAGTAGGCCGCGAAACCGTTGGCCCGGAAGAACCGCTGCTGCTCCTCCCACGGCACGCCCGTGATCTTCACGTCGCTGCAAGCGTCGAAGTCGTGGGTGCCCGCGCTGGCCTTCACGCCCGTGTTGTACGGGGGCTGGATGACGGAGATACCGACCCGGTACTTCGCCATCGCGAGGATCGAGAGGTGGTCGAGGTGCGCGATGGTGCGCAGAGAACCAGTGACGGGTTCACCGTTGGTGGCGCGCTGTGACCACATGACCCTCGCCGTCGTCTCGGGAGGCTTGGTCCAGTCAATCGGTTTGCCCGCGAGTGTGAGGACGCCCATGGTGGTGCTCCTTCGTTTCCAGAAACCCTAGTGTGTTACGTCACACAATACCTCAGGTGATCTCGAACTCGACTTCGATGGAGAACCACGTGTTGGACCCGTTGACCGTGGTCACCGACCCGTTGGTCTGGATCAGCACCCCCGCGTACGCGGAGTTCGCAGCCGCAGGGAACTGACGATTCCCCTTGGGACGGAAGCCCCGGTCGAGCGCCGTGGCGGCAGGGAGGGTGAACACAGTCGCGCCGATGACACCGTTCTTGATGACGCCTCGGATCTTCACCTTGTCGCCCTGACGGCGGTACTGAAGGACTTGGTTGGTGCCCTCGTCCACCCAACTGTTGCTGAACGGCGGGGTGGGTGCGATCCACGGAGTGCGAGCCCGACCCCGGATCTCAGCGATGTTCTCAATGGCGCGGGAGTCGGCCCACCACTCCTTGATGAGCGCGTTGGTCTTCGACGACAAGGAGCCCGCCGACTTGAACGTCTCGACGTAGACGAAGGTCCCGGCCAGAGCGAAGCGAGAATCGCTGAACTCGACGAGGTCACCGTCCGGGAACATGATGTAGCACTTCTGCCGGTCCCGGTCCAGAATGACCTCGACCGTGTGCAGCGTCGTGCTGTCAGCGGTGAGGGCGACATCGAAGTTGCCGGATGCCACAGTCTCGACACCCGTGT